CAAATAATGGATTGAATACCTCGTTGAATGGAGTATTCAAAGTATATTCTATCAGTCAAACTGATCCAAAAGAATTTACCTACAGAGTTCAAACCACTGCCACTGGTTTAGGTCTTCTAAGCGGCGCCACATACACTGCTGTATCTTCTCCAGCACTTGATACTAATGCCACCGTACAGGCGGAAGTAGACAGCGTAGAATCGGCATCTCCATACGTCTTCAACGTTTCGATTCGTTCAACTTGGGGTATTTGTGGTATCTGGGCTGATGGTCGCAAGGCAACTGGTTTCAAATCGATGGTTATCGCCCAGTATACGGGTGTTTCACTACAGAAAGACGATAGAGCGTTCATTCGTTACGATGAGTTCAGCAACACATGGAATCAGGCACCTCTAACTGATGCGTTTGCTACCACTCCTTATCACATCAAGGGTGATGCATATTGGAAGGATGATTGGAGAAACTTCCACGTTCGTGCTTCGGATGACTCATTCATTCAGAACGTTTCGATCTTTGCTGTAGGTTTTGCTGATCACTTCCTACTTGAGTCTGGCGGTGACATGTCAATCACCAACTCGAACTCAAACTTCGGTAACACTTCGATGCACTCGAAGGGTTATAAAGGATTTGCATTCAACCAAGACAAGGGTGGATATATTACTGATATTATTCCTCCAAAAACTCTTTCTTCGTTGAATAAATCAAAGCAACAATATTATGTTCTTGATTTCCCTTACACTAGATCTTCTAGTAACACCAATAAACTATATCTTGGATCCGAGACGACAAGAAATCCAGAAGATCGCCCAGCATCTACTGTAAATGGATATAGAATTGGTGCTAGAAGAAATGAAAAAATCTATGTTAAATTAGATAATACTAACGTTAAATCAGCTGAACTATCTCCATCTGGATTTAAAAAATGGACTGCTGCTGTAAGCACATTAAATCCAACTGGTGGTACTGTATTTGATGCAGCATATAACAAAGCACAAGATGCTGCCAACCTAATTGATGCAAATAAAACATTCATTCAATCTGAAGCATTTGGATATATTCTAGAGAAATATCCATACCTACAAAATAGACCATATGTAAATCCAAATATTACATCTGAAACTGGTCGTTATAGAGACGCTAGAAATCTTATTCTCGCAAACAGAACTGAAATTATTGATTATGCGTTTGCTCAGATGCAAACTGCGTTCCCATCATTTACCGTTCCTGGTTCGCAGAATGATAAGTGTAAGAGAGATATTGGATATATTGTAGATGCTATTGCTGCTGATCTTTATGATGGCGGTAATGCAAACATGATTGCCGCAACCAGAGCATACTTTACTAATGCTGGTGCCCCTCTTAGCAATGGACTTGCTGGTGAAGAAACACAATCAATCTTTGCTTTCAATAGAGCAAAAGATTGGTGTAAAAAAGCAATTTCTAACCTATTAACAAATAAATCACTTTTATCTGTTACTTCAATCACAAGTAGTGGTACTACAATCACCGTTACTTGCAGCACCCCACATAACCTCACCTCTGGAACATTTGTTACCATTGGTGGTGCAACTCAAACTGAATATAATGGCAAATATGCAGTTCTTTCTGCTGGATTAACAGCAACTCAGTTCAGATATACTGCTGCTGTTGCTCCTTCAGTTTCTCCTGCAACTGGTGCGTATTATGTTTCTAATATCACTATTGATCCAGTTAACGATGATCCTAGTGTAGGTAGATTTAAGGATTCTTATGCTCTAATCAATAGCAACAGAACCGAAATTATTGATACTGCATTCTCTCAGATGCAGGCGGCATTCCCAACCTTTGTCGTTCCTGGGGGTAATGATACCAAGTGTAAGCGAGATATTGGTTATATTGTAGATTCAGTTGCACAGGATTTATTCTGGGGTGGTAATGAATTTACAGTTGGTGCTGTAAGAGAATATTTTACTCTTTCTGGAACTCCTCTTTCTGGTGGACTAGTAGGTGAAGAAACACAATCTGTATTTGCTTTCAATGCTGCTAGAAATCTTGTAAAGCAGGCAATCACAAACCAACTTACGGTTAAGAATCTAACTATTTCTGCTGGTCCTTCAGTTGCTGGTGGCGGTGGTGGAAACATTGCTAATACTTCTGCAAGTTCTTGTGCAGACGTTAGAACAACAGTTGACAACTTATTTGCTATTGTTACTGGTGTAATTACTGCTGGAACTCTAACCAATCTTCCTGCGGTTGATAATGGTGATTGGGATTGTGCTAATGTTAGAAACACAATTGATACATTAGTTACTATTATCAATACTTCTCTTGCTAATGGTAATTTAAACGGACTACCAACTGAAAATCCAGGTCAGTGGTCACAAATTAGTGAAGCAAGTAAGTGTAAGCGTGATATTGGATATATCATTGAAGCAGTAACTTCTGACTTAAGATTAGGTGGTAACGAAAATACTATTAATGCAGCAGAAGCATACTATACTGCCATTCCTCTGAATACAGATACCACTGATGGTAATCAAGATGGATTTACTCTAGATTATATTGAAAATGAAAGACCAGAAACTATTGATGCTTACAATTATGTAAGAAACTTGGCGATTTCTTCGATGAGAAATCACAATACTTACATTAATAACGCAACAACAACTTCTGGATCTGCAATTGTTACACTTTCCAGCACAGTTGGACTCTCTATTGGTATGAGAGTAAGAAGTGTTGATGCAATTCCTACCTCTTCTTCTTCGGTAGTTAATTTCACATCAACTATTCCTAGCACCGCATACATCAAAAAAATTGGTGATGGAACCAACGGATTAACCAGCAATCAAATTGAACTTGGAACACAAGGAAGTAGATTTAATAGCGGTACTACCGTAAATGCAACTGCTTCTTCAACAACGGTAAAACTATATGTTGAACTAACATCTGGTCTTTGGAGCACAGCACTCGATCCAATTACAGATTCCGCAGTTATTCAAGATTATAACTACCTTGCTGCTGGAGACCCATCAACTGGTGCTCCTGGTGGAGAATGTGCTTCAACTGCTTTATCTATTACAAATTACTTCCAGACAATTAGCACCATCATTAATTCTGGTGTTGGAACTGTACCTAGAGTTGCTTCTACTTTAAATACGGGAACACTTGCTCAAAGATCAACATTGTTCACGTTAACTGAGTATGATAGCAATGGTGCTGCTACAACAAACCCACATGATTTAGAAACAGGAACACCAGTTAGATTGGTTCCTAGAGCTAAAGCAGGAACAAATCCAGATAAAAGAGTTATACGTCTTCCAAAGGGATTTGATACCAACACACTATACTATGTAATTGCTCCAGGTAGAAGAACTGATCCATTTAATTATGCTACTTCGATTGGATTTAATGGATCCAACCAACAAAATCTAATGCTTGCAACAAGCGAAGAAAATGCTGCTGCTGGTATTTACATTTATTCTTCCGAAACTGATGCGGTTGACTCTCAGGTTGAGATTGATGTTTATCAGTATGTTCTAGATATCAAATACGATCTACATCAATATCAAACTGGATTAGCATCTGGAAGTAGCACAGAATTTGAGACTGACAGACCACATATTTTCGATAAACCAACACCAAATACTACTTTACAGAGAGTATTCTTTAGAGTAGGTAGTGATATTTCTGGAAGTGCTCTTCCAACATTATCTTCTTCTTTTGGCGGAACAACCCTATCCAGTAAAGTAGAATATTATGTAAATTATGTCAGTAGCACAAGATTTACTATTCACGAGTCTGCAACAGTAGATAGTGGTGGCAATCTTGTTTTATCTTCTCCAGTAACGTTCCAAACAGGTAGCACTGCTAAGTTCTATACTTTTGCGAGCAAGAAGAGAAGCCCAATGAAATTTGATCCAGTGGTTGGAACCACTGCTTCAAATAACAATGGATCTTGGTATATCAATACTTTAGTATCTGGAAATGAAATTATTCCTAAGATGAAGGAATCAATTTTTGAAGGAAGAATTGCTCCAACAACTGATACCTATTATGAAAGAGTGGTTGATACCAGATCTAAGGAAGATAGAGTTTATAGATTACGTTATGTAATTCCTAAAAATCTCAAGACAGTAAGAGATCCTTTAAATGGATTTGTTCTTAAGATTAGAACTGATGAAAAGAGAAGACTACTACCTCAAAAAATTCTTCTAAAACCAACATCAACTGGTTCTAGTGTTGCTAACTTTGTAGCACCAGTAACTGGCGAAAAGTTGGGACTAACCACTGCAGAACAATTAGTTTTAAATCCTAATTACATCAGTACTTATGACTCTTCACCAGCTGGTAATCCTAAGCGTGTAGAAACTAATTCTAAAATTTCATTCACCATTCAGTCTGCTAGAAAGAGACAAATCTCTAATCAAAATTATCTAGAATTAACTGTATTTGATATTGGTGTTGATAATAATGATTACAAGACAAAACTATTCACAACCGTAAAAATTTCTGCTCCTCAAGGTGGATCGGGTAACTTTATCGGTAGTATTCCTAATTCAAATAACACAAATAAAGTTACGTGGTCTGGAAATTCTTCTGGAACTGCTTATGTACATGCTTATTTTGCATATCAAAATAACTATTACATGATCTTGAAAGATTTTGCTGGTAATTCTAGTATTGATTACAATAATAACGTAACCACTACTTTCAGTCAGGGAACTGGATCTACAAAAGTTACTGCTACTCTTCTAGAAGATGCAAACTCAGGAAGATCTGATATTGCTAATTTCTTGTATGTTATTGAGGGTGCTAACGTTTACACGATGACTCCTGGTGATACACTTAATGATGATAATGGAGTTTCGTACACTATCGCTGATGTAGAAGACGTAGATGATTTTGAGAATACTTATTATATTTTTGATATTAATACAATTCGCAGAAGAATTTTCGGACAACAAGATGGTGTTTATTACTTGACTTGTCTCCGTGGTGACATCAGACCTTATCCTACTGGATCTGGTGTTGGGGAAAACTTTAGAAACTTTAGATTCTCGCAACCAGTATCAAAAATTTACCCAGAATTCTATAAAAATGATCCTGAGTGGTACAAGGGTATAGACACAGGTTCTGCTACTTTACTAGATCCTCCAGCTACGATATCTGCTGCCGACAACTATGTTCATGGATTGGTGACAGTTAACGATTCTAAAGGATCTCTTACCAAAGAAGTTGTTTATGATTTAATCAGTGATTCTGGAACCAAACTCAATACATTTACTGGATCAAATGTAATTCAAGCACAACCAGGATCAGCATCTGCTGGTTCTGAAGCAAGAAAAATTTCTATCTGTGGAGATTCGCCATATCCACTGGAGAAGAAACTTTATGTAGAACTTCGTCGTCCATCTATTGCTCGTTCTGGTAACCACACCTTTGAATACCTAGGTTTCGGTCCTGGTAACTACTCTACTGGTTTCCCAGCGCGTCAGGAAGTCGTTCTAACGGACACGCAAGACTTCTATGCTCAAGCGAAGCGTGAGGACGCTGGTATCGTCTTCTACACGGGTCTAAACTCTAATGGCGACCTTTATATCGGTAATCGTAAGATCAATGCTATTACAGGCGAAGAGACATTCCTAGAGCAGGCAATCTTGGTTGAATCTGCTGACGAAACGGAAGATATTGGAACTCTTGTAACAACATTTGATACTCCAGTTACGTTCAATGATATCATTACAGTATCTGGATTAGAGGGAACCAAGACAAGCACATTCTTCTGCCCAGTTGCTATTCAAAGTCCAACAATGCTTGGAGCTGTATTGAACAGCAATGCATTGACAATTTATACCGATACAAGTGGAAAACCATTTGCTGATGGAAATTATGATCAAAGACTAGAGACAAATATTGCTGGTCAAAAAACAGGAGATATCACCCTACATCAGAATACTATTTCTTCTGCCGTTTGGAATATGCATCCACGCGGTACACAGAGATACACATTTAGAGGTGCTATTTCTAATGTAACACCAAACACAACTTCATTATATGGTGCAGATCAACCAGCAAACGCATACTTCAATACTTTAGCGCCACTCGCATCTGGTGATGTATTGTTCAAGGGAGCACAGACCTTATTTACTGGTTCTCTCGCTTGGGTATATGCGAACGATTATATTACTATTGATAATCAGTCATCGGTTGGAGTAAATCCACAAATTCTAGGAATTCAAGGAAACTCTACTGGAACTGTTATTAGATTGAATTGGAATACAGGTGTTACTAACAATACACTTGGTATTACATCTTCAACTCAAATTAGAATCACTGGTGCAACTGGAAGTCTACAGGGAGTTAATGGTGTATGGCCTGTATATTCAAGTGTATTGGATCCATTTGCTAGTGGTAACGCATATGTTAATATCTTAACTAATGCTAATTTACCAATTTACACTGCAATTCCAACACCAAATAATGGATATCCTGTTGATCAAGTAGCACAACCATCTATCAATATTGCAAGATCTCAAACTGCATTTAAAGAAGTGGGTGTAATTGGTGCAGAAGCACTAAGAACAGAAACTACTAGCATTGGTGATTATAAATTAGGTATTAATACAGTTGCTAGATCTGCACACACTGCTTACAAAACTGCATTTGTTTCTACTGAGACAACTCCAAGAGCTAACTTAGATCTAGTTGGTAATGCATTTATTAGTGGTAAGAAAATTTTATCTTATTCCACTGAATCTTCTACTACCAAAACTGAGACAAATCAGGATTATGCTTTCTTAGTTGGTGGTGATAGTGCAACACCTTCTAATATTTCAACCTTAAGAGTTGCTACCACTCCGAATGGATTAACAAATGGTAGAGTAGGTATTAATGCTACTCATGCTCAACTTGATCGCAACTTTGTTGTTGTTGGAACATCAAGATTTACTGGTTCACTAACTTTCGAAGATGATTTAGCAGTTAATGGTGGCGATCTAACCACAACTGCCACAACATTCAATCTATTGAATACTACTGGTACTGCTACAACCTTGAATTTTGCTGGGTTTGCAACTACTGCAAATCTATTCAATAGTGCAACTAGTGCTCAAACTTTAAATATTGGCAATTCTGCTACAACGCAAAGTCTTTCGATTGGCACTGCTGCTACTACTGCTACACTAAATCTACACACTGGCGCTACAACATCGACTATTAATATTGGCAATGCTTCTTCTTCTCTAACTGCTGTATCCAACATCACTATTGGTGGCGCATTTAATAATTCATCTGGATCCAGACTAACAATTAGAAATAAGAACGTACAATTAGATGGAGATCTTGAAGTTAATGGTGGTTCTATCAAGACTAGTGCTACTACCTTTAACTTCCTCAACAACCCAGGAACAGCAAACGTACTTAACATCGGTAATTTTGCCGCTGTCATCAATATGGGTGCGGTTGCTGGTAATACTACTATCAGAAACTCTCTAATCGTTAATGGAAATATCACCGATTATGGTGATTTAACTATCATCGGTGGTCTTAGAAATTCTTCGGTAAGCGTAACTAGAGCATCTCTCAATACAACTGCTGCAGCACATACCATTGGTTCTCTTGCTAATCTCAATGTTACTTACTATGAGTATATTGATGATATTGATGGCGCTACAAATATCACTTCAATCACGAGCAATACATTCTCTGTAATTGATAATAAGTTCTATAATAATGATATAATTAGATTTGCAAATATTTCTAATTTCACTGGAGTTACTGCTGGTGTTGATTATTATGTAATTAATAGAACTTCTAATAGTTTCCAGGTATCTACTATTCTTGGCGGATCTGCTGTTACCATAACAACTAGTGGAACAGTAGGCGGATCCGCAACTCTCAAGTATACTCAAATTGATACCACTGGTGGCGTTCCTTGGTCTTCATCTGATACAACACTACCAGTTAAGAATGCTGCTGGTATCAGTCAATTTGATTATCTCTTGATTGATCAGGAAATTGTAAGAGTTACAACTCCACCAACATCTACTTCGCCATTTACCATGACGGTAAGTAGAGCAGTTGATGGAACTACCGCTGCTGCTCATCTAGATGATACTATTATCTACAAATTGAATAAGGTAACTGGTGCAACTTACGTTGATCCAGGTCCAATCCCAGCTTCTGCACTAAACAAAACAGTTAGCAGCATTAATGCAAGCACAAACTTCTTGACATCTGCTGGTAGCAACTTAGAGAATGGATATAGAGTCACATTTACCAGTGTTGGATCTATCACTGGAATAACTACTACTGCTCTTCGTTATTATATTGTAAATGTTTCTACTTCTGGAAGCGATCAAATCTTCCAGTTATCCGAAACATATCCAGTAATTAATGTTGTTGATATCGGTGGTACTTCTGGTGGCGCTGCATACACAGTAAATGGTTCTGTAATTAATCTGGCAGAATTTGGTGGATCTTTCAAGACGAATGATATTCTCAAGATTGATAATGAATTTATGATAATTACTTCCATCAACGCATCGTCTCCTCAGAAGTTGACGATCACTGATGGTGGAACGGTATCTCCAAAAACAGTATTTGAAGTTGATTCAACCACTGGTAACACGATCATAGGAAATCCTACAGGAACCACTGGAAATGGCACTGGAACTTTACTTGTTTATGATACGCTAACTCTTTCTGGTAATTCTGCAACTGATTCAACCGCACAAAAATTAGTAGTAACTAATGGATCTACAGCAGAAACATTTACAATCAGAACTGCTGATGGAAATACTAATATTGCTGGTACATTAACAGTAGAAAATACAATTACTTTAAATGGAAGTTCTACTGCTTCTACCCAGTATCTAACAATTACAAATGGCGCTGGAACTACAACATTCCAGGTTGATACTGCAAATGGCAATACATCTTTCCTCGGAAACCTTGCTATAAATACTAATAAGTTTACGGTTGATGCTTCAACTGGTGATACTATAGTTGGCAGATACTTAACAGTTACAGGAGTTTCTACCGCTACTCCTTCTTCTGCTAATGTTTCTCTACTAATTAATGGACTTGGTGTTAGCAACGCCAAACCATATAAATTTAAACAAGATGCAAGTATTGATGCTTTCGGTATTACAAATTACAGAACATCTAGCGGTGGATCGAGATGGAATTGGTTTGCTACTGGATCAAACACTGATTCTACCGCTCCTACCTTAGGAGTAAATCAGGGATACATTATCAGACCTGCTGGAACTAACACTACATTAATTCTCAAACTACCTTCAACAGCTCAAACAGGTGATATGATTAGATTCGTTGACATTGGTGGAAATCTCTCTTATCAGTGTACTTTAATACTCAGAGCTCCTACTGGAATCAAAGTTCAAGGGGATGCAACTGGTTCTACAGCTGGTGGGTTAGGTTCTGCTTGGACAGGTGGTGAATTGTTGGTTCAAACACCTAACGCTTCATTTGGTTTAATTTACTTTGGTGCAACTGACGGCGGTGGTGTAGCAATTGATACTGATGCTCAAGGTTGGTGGTTAATGGAGATCTAATATGTCGGTTAATTATAATAGAATTAAATCGATGAAGGGGATGGCAATAGGTACTATCATCCCCTGGTCTGGTGCATTAACTCAGATTCCTAAAGGATGGTTACTTTGTGATGGAACTTACAAAAATAATACTGAATTTCCGTTACTTTATTCTACTATTGGTACTACATATGGGTCTGGTACGGGAACATTTAGATTGCCAGATATTGGTGCTAAGGCGCTTGTAGATTTTAAAAATGATACTGCATACATTCCAGCTGGAACATCTTCAGTTTTCACCGCTTTAGTTGGTAATGATAGCGCAAATGCAAATAACACTAATTATACTTCTACAATTGATTTAGTTGGTGCTATTGATAATAATATTTCTTCTACTGCTGGATATAGTGGAGTCATTTCTGATGTCACGCCGAATCCACCAGCAATTTTTGAATCTGTAATTATTGCCGAAAGAAAATTGGGTGACATGCACACAGCAAGTCATAGTCATAGTGGTGGATATAGTTCGGTATCTAAACAAAACTCTCCTCAAATTGAGTCTTGTCAAAATGGTGCTGTTAATGGTCCTTTCAATGGTTGTGGACCTTTTGGTTGGGCTGACTGCTGTGCTACTATTACAACATATGCATGTGAATTGAATTGGACATCTAATAATGTGAACGCATTATATAAAAACTCTTTGCTTGGTGGTTTTCCATTAGGTGGAAGTGGTAATGAACGTTCGTTCAATGCTAGTGGTCCAGTTAATACAAATAGTCCTCCACGTATTAATGCAGCTCCAAAAAACTGGTTGGGTAGTAGTGATGATACTGTGTTGCAAACAGATCCTTATAATTGGCCAACTACTTTAAGTGGAACTTTTTATAATTGGGGTGGGGTGAATGCTGGTACTACTCAGTTAACTGGGCATAGTCATGCCGATATTAACTATAGTATTAACATGGGAGGATTCAGATCTCCAACTGCTGTAACAATTTCTGATATTCAAACTGGAAATGTAACTCCAGCAAATGCAAATAATCAAAGTGTTCTTTCTTATAATGCTGATGTTGAAACTGCTTCGGTAACAACAACATATATTATAAAGGCATACTAAAATGAGAAACTATTCTTTCGAAAAAGGAAAATTTGGTGGAGCAGTTGGTACGATCTATCCATTTCCTGTCGAATTAAATGGAAAAGATCCCGCTTCTTCGAGTTGGACAAGTAAAATACCAGCTGGTTATCTGAGGTGTGATGGTAGTGTTGTGAATGGAGATTTATATCCAGATTTAAAAGCTGTTCTTGGTGTTGGTGCTGATAGTATTTACAGAAAACCATATATTACCTTGCAGGAAGCAAATGAGGATGGAACTGGAGGACAATTCCAATTACCTGATCTGGGGTCAAAATATGTTCGAGCTGGTGCTCAAAGTGGTACTTATTCTGCTGTTTTTAACAACAATACTGTCGGCACACAAAATAGAAGAGTTGGTATTGCTACGGAATTAAGTTCTAATTTAGGAACAGGAAATACTGTAACTGCCCAAATGAGTTACCAGGGAAATACCGCTGGTTCTACTGGATTTTTTATTGCTCCAGGAAGAGCAGTTGCATTTAGTGGTAATTTTAGTATAACAATTAACTCTGCTACTAGTAGCAACACAGTTCCAAATGATACTTTTCTTCCACATGCTCACTTCTCTAATACTGCTAGTATTGAAGATCCCACCAGTAAAATTGTTAGTGGTGATGCTGATACTGGTGGTGGATATTCACAAAAAGATATTTGGGGTGTAGAAGCCGCTACTAGTATTGTTCCGTCAACTGGACTAACTTTAAATGATACGGCTCATGATCATGTTATTGAAAGAGGTAATCCTAGTAGATCAATTAATGGCAACATACCAACTTTTAATATAAGTGCCGAAAACATAGTTACCAATGTTACGTTAAGAATTGATAATACCGAAGTCATGAACGATCTTCAACCTCCATTCATTTTAGTAGAATATCTAATCAAGTACTAACCATGCCAAAGTATTACTCACAACAGATTCAGAAGAGTGGTGCTGCAATAGGCACAGTAATTTGTATAGCTAAACCATCTGGGTGGTCTAGTGGTAGTGATGATTGGCAGATTTCGTCAAGATATCCTGGGTATTTGGAATGTGATGGATCTGCATTAAATCCAAATCAATACTATGCATTGTATCAAGTAATAGGAACCAGTTATGGTGGTACTGTTACTGGATCTTATCCAAATTATGTTGGAACATTCAATCTACCGAATTATAGAGGTAGGTATGTATGTGGAACTGGTGTAGTTGATGGCAACTCAACATCTAGTCCAGGATTATCGCCATCAACCGCTCCAGGTGGAGGATCTACTGCCAGTATTAACATACCAGGATCTAGGGGTGGTCAATATGTAATTGATAGTTTAAGACAGCTCAATCCAACCCAAGACGATACTTTTGATATCGGAACATACAGAACTTCTGGATTTGATACGGCAATTGCTGATGTTACTGCAAATATTAGTGGTAATATCACTCAGGTACTTGGACCACTAAAACAAGCTGGTGTTTATCAAGCCCCACCACATACACACTCTTTGACACATTGTAGAAGAGTTAATAGTGCTACTGCTGGTAGTACAGCTGATGGTGGTCCAGGTCCAGTAAATGATAAAATTCCAGTATGGCAGGCGTTGAACGATCAAACTATTGTGACATACAATAGGGTTGTTCAGGGAGCAGCTGGTACGTCTGTTGCTACTGGAACCGCTAATCTATCTGGTGGAGGAGTTGGCAGTGTTACTGTTAATAGTGGAGGATCTGGATACACTATTGCTCCTTCCATTATTTTTAGTGATCCTCCAGCGGGTGGGTCTAGTCCTATTGCTTCGGTTAATATCAGCGGTGGTTCGGTAACTTCTGTCACCATCACTTTTGCTGGTGCTGGATATACTTCTGCTCCATCTGTTACATTTACTAATCCAGGAGTTAGTCAACCGCTAAGAAAACATACACATAAACTTAGCATTGTTGGACCAAACTCTGCTACATGGGGGCATGATGAATTTGGTGGCAATCTTGGAGCACAATCTGCTTCCTATTCTCCAGGTGCCAATGCTGCAACTGATTTGGATAACACAGTAACTAAAATTATTCCACTTTCTCAAGCGGGAATGGAAATGAATCAAGGATCTTTTGTTATGTCTTCTAGTTCTAGAACATTATTTGATTCTAGACTTTCGATGAACTTGACAAGTGCCGAAACTTTGCCTATGATGCAACCTTATCACAGGAATAAATATCTCATCAAAGCCATATAATTTTTTTGGAGTAATTTATGTCAATTGTGCCTATTAAACCTATTGAATTGATGAAAGGCGACTTTCAGGATTTTATCGGGGTTTGGGAAAATCATGTTCCTAAATTTGTTTGTGAAAAATTAATCAAATATTTTAACGCAGTAGTTGATACTGATGCGTCTACAAATTCTATTCATCAACAAAGTGATGGACCTAGTGTTTTAGATACTTTAATGGATGGAAAACAGCAATTTTCCACAAAAAATCTTGGTAGAAAGGACACTAGTATTCTTTTAAACTATCATAACGATCAATTATCATCTGAAGTTAATCAATACCTTCAAGCATGTTTTTTGCATTATATTGAACAATATGGTCAATTGGCTGGTGTTCCTATGGTATCTACTGATATCAAAATGCAAAGAACTCCTCCCTGCGGTGGGTATCACGTTTGGCATTATGAAGCAGGATCGTATCATCATGCTCAAAGAGAATTGGTTTGGATGATCTACCTAAATGATCTTCCAGAAAATGAAGGCGAAACAGAATTCTTATATCAAAAAACAAGAATACAACCAAAGGCTGGAACCTGTGTTGTTTGGCCAGCAGGTATGACCCATGTTCATAGAGGATTAACAGTTTATTCTGAAGATAAATATGTTTTGACGGGTTGGTACATCAAAGTTCCTAGAGGATAAGCAAAAAAAATGGAAGAAAAGACTCTATTGTTGCAGTTATTGCTTTCCGAAAGCATTATTTACTATGGTGGTAAAGCAATTAAGATTAACGAGAAAGATCTAAATGATCTTTACGAAGATCTTGGAGAATTTTGGCATTCTGATAAAGATGCTATAATTTTATTTGAATACTATAACGATGGATCTTTTCTCTGTGAAAAGAAAAAGCAAGTATATGACTATAGAATTAGAGAAAGTGTAGAAAGAGTATATACTTTCGTGGAAGCAACACCAGAGGATGCAAGACATGCTTTCTCTGCATGTATGAGAGCGTATGAAAATATAAAAATTAGTGATTATAGAAGAATCCTTGAGGAAGTAAAACAGCAAGCAGAAGAAGCAAATACTGTTTATCAGCAAAATGTTCTTAACATGCGTAATCAGTATCTTGCTGCTAGCGATTGGGCAGTTCTTCCTGATGTAACTTTCAAGAATGAAGGTGAAAAGGAAATGTGGTTCAAGTATCGCCAATATCTTAGAGATATGAGTGATCATCCAGATTGGGAAACTAACACCTTGAAGGTGGAGTTTCCTATGGGACCAAAAGAATATTTTATTTACTTCCCAGATTCGGAAACAAGACCAGAATATTTGTCAACACCAGATCAGTTTGAAAGTAAAGCAGTTGTTCAAGCAAAACTCAAATTGATTAGATTCCTTGAGCATCTTGGTCTACCATCTATCCTCGAAGGCATTGGAAATGTTGAAGATCTTAATTATGAAAATGCAAGAAAACTTCTTGACAATGCAATGAAGAAGATTGATATGACTTATGAATTGCCTGCTCAAAATCTAGTACCATTTGTAAACACAAATCCTGTTGCTCTGGATGCTATGATTGATAAAGAACTATCAGAATTCCAACAATATCACCAAGACGCAGAAACCCCTCCTACTGAATAAAATTATATGATTTATGAACTTGATTTTTTAAATGACACTAAAGTACGTCATTTTTTGAATTTTTATGAGTTTTCAAACTTTCAAGATGGAAAGTTCTCTGGACCTAGATCCAAGAATGTCAAAAACAACAAGCAAATGGTGGTTGATGAACACTACCAAGCAGCTTCTGGTTTGTTTTTGAAATGTCTTTGTGATGATATGTATTTGAGTGATCTACTCAGTGTAAGAAAGTTTGGTTCAATCTATTTTTTGAAATATGATGAAGGTATGCATTATGGATTTCATAATGATCACTATTTGATGTCGGGAACTAGAACAGATTATAGTGCTACTTGTTTTCTATCTTCTCCAGATGAATATGAAGGTGGAGAATTATGTATTATGGTAGGTAATCAAGAACTCAAATTTAAACCAGAAGCGGGTAAATTAATTGTTTATCCAACTGGATTAAGACATAAAGTTAATGAAGTCACCAAAGGTTCGAGAAAAGTTATAGTGTTTTGGATTGAATCTTCCATTCAAAATGCAGTCATCAGAAATATGCATTCGGAATTGCATGTTCTGTGGGATAAATACAATGACAGATTGCTAACGGAAATGCCAGAAGTATATGAAGGCATTTTAAATCTTAAATTTCAACTTAAAAGACAATTTGGTAATTACGAGGGGTTACAATAATGCACGAAGTATTTTCATTCATTGATCTTTTAGAACAAGCAGCAAGAAATGCTGGAAAAGCTTTACTTTATTTCAAACCAGTTGGTCTTGATCAATCTAAAGATGTAGATAAAATTAACGAGGTTTGGACTCATTATAATAATGTATTACCTCCAGAAATTTTTGCAGGTGTAAAAGGATCTCTACATAATTATATTTTTGTCAACAATGCCATGGCTGCTATTCAGAAAGCTGAAGAGTGGTTCCCATTTAAAGGTGAAATGGATGATGAATATTATGTTTATGTTCACATTTTTGATGAAAATGGTAATAGTGTATTTGAAAACGAAAGACTATTCCCGCCAGACGAGGAACCTGCCGAGGGGGCTTGACAGGGGTTGACGGGGGTGCTACACTGACTCTGTACTCAAAAAGACCCCTCTCATGAAAGGCATCATCGACTACGGCGACGACGGCGTTGTTCCTATGATCGAATCTGACGACGTTGAAAAAGTTGTTGAAAATATTATTGAATATGTAGAGGCACGTTTCGAAATCCTTGACAAGATGGGTGGACGTGACGCTGATATCTTCGCTCTGTGCCAAGAGTTTCATGAGTGGGGAACTGCAGAAGAAGGTGATGAAGTTTCTTACTTCACTTGTCCTACTTTTCAATAGTCCTATATAATCATAAAAGGATAGAACAATGACCACGCCCAACTGGCAGCATCATTCTAAAAAAGAAGCAAAACGTACTCTGAAACCTCAGATGCTGCGTCAGGCAAAAGCTCGTAAACAGGCGCTCAAGCGTCAACTGGAGGTAATTAAATGACTCATTATGATAAACTCGTAGATTCCATTATCGATGAAATCTATTACGTTTGGACTGAAGTTTCCAGTTGGAATGAAGATGACCAAGAAACTGCAAAAGAAGCAGCACATCGTATTCTTCAGCATGTTGAAGAGTTTCAATCTGTTCGCACAAAAGTTGCACAATGGAGGGCAACTGATTGAATCAATATAGATTTATAGATCCCAACTATCCTATTCTTAGTTGGTTGAGAGTAGTTGGTAATATGATGTTTGTGGTGGGATATATTGTTATTCTATTTACGAATGTTGAAGTTGGTATCTATTGTAGAATGATAGGTAATGCAATGTCTTGGCCACATTTTCAGAAAATGAGAATGTGGGATATCTTGACAATTCGTGCCTTTTTTGCTATTGTAGAAGCAGTAAAACTTATTCAAATTTGGTTTTTTTAATAATGCCACTATTATCTTTGGTAGATATTCCAGTTAAGACAACTCCACAAAATGTTAAAGAAGCAAACGAAGCATTGTTTCATGCCAAAATGACATTACCAGCAGCAGCAAAGCATTGTGGCATGTCAAAGAAAGAAATGAAACTTACATTTTATGAATATCTAAAATATCATCCGCCTACTTATGAACTTCACACCTGAACAATATAAATTAATTTTTACTTCTGTCCGTCGTTATCAAATTGATAAATGTATTCATGATAGTAAACAATACCATGAGTGTAATGAAATACTTAACGAATTGTATGATTGTGCGTATACGCAAACAAAAGAACAACCAAGATGATCGATTACGGCAACGAGCGTCTCAATCAAATATATAGAGATACTTGGCCTAATCTTGGGTGGGCATTAATGGATAAAATCAGAGTAGGAAACACAGTAAAGTTTCTTGGTTGTAGTAGAGAACAAGTTCAGTGGGGAAATAATACCGACCCCACTGGTATTCTAATAGTTGGTGACAAATACTATGTTGAGCATGTGCATGTTCACTCTCAGCATACTAAAATAGAACTTAGAGGCATTAAAGGTAAATTTAATTCAGTATGTTTTGAGGTGAGCTATGAAACACGAAGAAATGCTTGAAGAGGCAGAACGTAGAGAAAAAAGTAATCGTGTTCTACAACGATATAATGATTACTACAATATGGAATGTGCTGGATTGCCTCACGGCACACCCATTACACCAGAGCACACACAAATGATTACTCTTCAATCCATGATTGATGCCCTGCGTTGTGAATATCTGAATGATGAATACACTCATATTTCTATCAGTGATATTGAAGATCTGATCGAACAATTAGACAATCAAGCAACCAAGTTTCTTGAACGAGTGAGACAAAACAATGACTGAACGAAACCTTACACAAGAACTTCTCTATTCAAATTATATTGATATGGAGAATGGTGATGATACGGAATCAATTGATTATCGTTCTTTGATACACATTATCACAGAACTTATGAATAGGATTGAGAAACTGGAGGCAAAACTGAATGACTGAAGACATACAACAACCAAATGGAGACTTTCTGAAGAATTATCCAGATGTTACCCGTGTTGAAGTTATTACTGATAATGGCAGAGAGTTTGTCCGATATGAATGCTCTAATGTTCAGGTAAGTCTTCAAGATGACGGACAAACAATTAAAGTATTTCTATTTTCCACTTATGACTGACAAACCATTCTATCGTTTCTTTGCGATTGATTATTTTGCCACTGGTGAGGGTAGATCGTATTGGCTACAAATTTGCCGTAACTATCAATTAATTGATCGAGACCGTGAGTATGAACGATTCGCAAAGTTTGTACCTGATGATCATTACTTGCGTGGTTGCGATGAACTGACTGAAGAAGAGTTCATGGAAAAGTATGCTGAACTGATACCAAATCATGTAAAAGTTCAAGTACATCGATGTGATCAACCTGCATTCACATGGCAATCACATCTACACGTTAATTACTCATGACTAAATTAGTAAATTGGACTGAAAACCCTGATGAAATTGTACTGGAAGAGGTGAAGTTGTTTCACCTGGAAAGTATGAACGAACGAGCACTGTGGATTGGTGTTTATGGACAAGATGGTAAGATTTATCATTTGAATATCACTGGAGACCAACTGAGATATTATTGGAGTGATGAAACGCCATGAGGTTTAAAGAAAGCAAATGGGAAGACTTCATTGAAGGATTCCGCTATATCTGCAGTGCCCTTGAAGCCTATAATGCTGGTGATTACTGGGGAATGAAAGAGTTCTGGGAGACCATCAATGTAGGTTGGTATTATGAATATGTCTATCCGTATGATGATGCATATCGTATACATATCCCTTCACCCGAGCGCAAACTGAGGTTAGCAGAATGAAACTCTTCAACTACTACCACTACGAAGACTTTGGGCACGAATGGTATTTTCAACTGCTTGGATGGTATCCACATTTCGCATTGATGGATGTTGTCATTCAGTGGGATGATTATCCTGCTACAGAAATATTCCCTATGCTGCTGATTAGCTTCGGTAGTAGATCACTCACAGGATTCTCATTCCGCTGGAAGTGGTTTGAGATTCGCTGTGATTTTCTGACATCAGCACCACGCAACTTTGAAAGATATCATCGTTATGGAGAATCATATCAATGACAAACCCGCTTATTCAAAAATTTGAAGAAATCTACGGTGAGAAGAAAGAAGAAGTCGTAGAAGAAAAAAAGCCGCCTCTATCCATCAAAGAGATGAAGGAAAGATACACATCATCTGGACTGCTTGGAAGTATGGCAGATGATATTATCAATGTAAATCCACCAAAACCATCATTAACTATCAATGGTGGGTCAGAAATCATGGATAGTGGTGCATTTGTCATTCCTGCCGCCACTATAAACAATGGTGCTATCAGTATGGATGGCAGCTATTTCAAACCCGATGCACTGATTAGTAACGGCAAAACTACATCATCTGTTAATCCAAACACATTTCGGTTGCCACAAGTCACAGAAATGGAAAAGCAAATGTGCAAGGTGATAAATGATGTGGCAAACGGAAAAGCATGTGTATCATCTATTTCGGCACAAGTAGATAACTCATTTACTGGATTTGGTGGACAGATAAGATATACTATTGAGATTGTCGGCAGGTATCCATGAACCCGTCTGATAAGGATAAGTTATACATCACATTATTTTTACTAATACTCTTCCTACTTGACATGTGCGTGGTGGGTGGGGTATTATTACATGGTAAAGCAAACTTCCCCGAACTGCTTAAGCATCTACATGGCTAACAACAACTCTTCTTCTGGTGGTGGTATTGGTTTCACTGGTATGCTCACCATTCTGTTTATTGGTTTGAAACTTGCTGGAGTCATTTCCTGGCCTTGGGTGTGGGTATTGTCTCCCTTGTGGATTACTCTTATTCTTGCTTTTGTCGTTATTGCTATTCTGTTGCTTGTTGCAAAATGAGAAAGGTTATCGTAAAACCCAAAAGCAGCAAGGCAAAGAATCGTTTTGCTAACATCATGGAGGGCAATCCTGTTTGTATTGTAGAACAGGATACTGGTGGTGAGTTATTCTTAGCATCAGAGAATCGCAAATACTTTATGTGGGTCAGCACTCGCACTGGAACTAATCGTTTCGGTGACAAATCTGATGCACACTGGGAAATCATTTCTGAAATCAAAGAGGTAATCGAATGACTAACATTCCCACTGATAAACAAATTGATGAACTTTGGGATGAGATTGGAGGGTATTACAATCTTTATCCTGAAGTTAGGAAAACTATCCGTGAGGCACTAAATCGTTGGGCAGTTGTGGAGGATGAAGAATGAAAGCTAAAACTCGTGTCATCTTAGAGATGGCGATTGAAGAAGGTGTGCGTCGTGGTTGGCATCTTGCACACAAACATGTAGAGAATCCTTTGCCAAGTGCCGTTATGGAAAGGATTGACGAAGCTGTGATGTCTGCTATCTACGAATACTTTACTTTTGATGATGAGGACTACCAATGACTTACGATGAACTCTACGACCACATTGTTCACTACATTGCTCAACCAATGGATGATAAGCGTAAAGCATGTCTGATCCTTGGTGCTGTTATGGAGTTTCTCCTTGATTGTGAGATTGAGGGCACAAATCCATACACCATTGATATGACTGGATTTATCAACGAAAAGATTGACGAATACGAGGAAATGAAATGAGCGGCGGACACTTTGGAGATTACGACTATTACAAGGTCTCACAATTTGCTGATGAGTTGGAAGTAGAGATTGAGAATAATGGTAAGGAAAGGAATGAAGATCGCACTTATGGTTGTGAATGGTATCCCAACCACGACCCTGATGTGATTGATGTTTTACAGGAGCAAATCCCCAAACTGCGTAAGATGGCAGAGATTATGAAGCATATTGATTATCTCTACAGTGGTGACATTGGTGACGATAGTTTCCTGCTTCGTATGAAAGAAACAGAGGTGAAGTATGACTTCTGAACAACGAAAACTATGTAAAGATTGTCTCTACTATAGGAAAAGTTGGTTAGGTCATCTTTTTGGGAATAACTCACTTGATCGGTGCTATAATCCCATCGTAACTGGTGATTTTATAACTGGAGACAAAAAAAGTCAAAGTTGTGAAAATGCCAGAGATTTTGAGATGTATTGTGGTAGAGATGGTAAGCATTTTGAGCAACTATGGGGTGATAGGAAATGAATAAAGTAAAGTTTGTGTATGTGACTCGCACGATTGACCCTAAGACTCGCATTCATTACTTGGATGCGATTGATGAGAATGGTCAGCATTGGATGGCAGAAATGTCACACAAAGAGGAGCCATGGTTGTGCTTTACTGATGTATGGAAGAAGGATGTGCAGGTGCCCTATGACTGAATCATTGTGGAGTGTGATGAGAAACAAACTTGGTTTCTCTATTGATATATGTGACGAGATTGTGGATGCTGTTGAAGAATGGTTGCCAAAAGAGCATGACACAAACTCTTATAAATGGAATCAATGTATTGAAATAATACACAACAAACTTTGGGAGCAATCAGAATGATTATTGCTGGTCTAATGTGTGGAATTGCTACTTTCTATGGTGTTGGTGATGGTTTCCATGGACAAAGAACTGCTAATGGTGAACGTTTCAGTGCTTATCAATTAACCGCAGCACACCCATATCTTAAAATGGGTAGCAGAATTCGTGTCACCAATCAAGACAATATGAAGCAAGTTATTGTTCGTATAAATGATAGGGGACCATATAGCCATGCTGATTTAGATTTGAGTTACGCAGCATTCTCTCGTATCTCTTCTCCCAGTCGTGGTAATGCTACCATATGTTATAGAGTAATCGGATAAAATTATGGGTATGTTCGACTATTTCCGCTCATCATATGATTTGGGCGAGCAGTTTACAAATGTGGTGTGCCAAACCAAAGATATTGAAGATGGTATTGGTGGCACCATGACAGACTACTGGTTAGATCCCAGTGGTCTATTGTGGTATCCAAGTTATATTGGATGCAGCACACTGGAGATATACGAAGAAGGTCATCCTAAGTATAATCCAGACAAGAAGTTTTTTAATCATGAATGGGTTCCTACTGGTGTGCATGGCAAATATCAACCATGTTATATCACAAGGTATATCGAAGTGTATCCTGCTAATTGGCAGGGAGCATGGGAGGACTGGCCCCGCTTGAAATTGCACTTCAAATATGGTAAACTACAAGACTATGAGGACATAACAGGACGATGAGTACAACAACCTTCACTTACAAAAACGATGAACTGGTGTGTATGGGTGAACGCTACCCATCCAAGACACTGACAATCTCAACAAAGTGTGACGACCTCAATGCACACGAGTTGCTTGACATTTTTAAATCTTTCATGTTAGGATGTGGTTATGCCGAAAAAAGTTTCTACGATGCCTGCTACGAAGTCTGCCAAGAACACCCGCGCTACCGCCAAAGCGGAAACGGATCAAAACTGGGGCAAACTGACAAAACAGAAGAAGGATACAAAGATCCCTACACCTACCCAACAGGAATGTAGTCTTAAACTCAGCAATGACCCCGCTAAGTTTCCTCATCCTGGATTCCCTATTCGTTTAGAATACAAAGACGGCAACGACAAGAAAACCTGCTGGTTTCAATGCTACGACCACTACATTAAACATATCACACGATACAAAGTAACTGACTATGAAGCAACAACGAATGATGTGGCGCTGGTGGGCGAAAGCACTGGGGCAAAAAGCAAGCAACAAAGATCACGAAGCAGATAAGGTTGCTATCATTCGCACTATTATCTTCGCTACATATCTTATCACTAACTGCTTCATTGTAGCAGGTGTTTTGAGGCATTGGAATGACGAAACACAAATACTCATTGAGATCCATGAAAATACAACTAGTAACAAAGACTCATACGCAGAAAGATGGAACAATCTGGGAATGGCAGGAGACACCAGAGTTGAGAACGTATATCACACAGCAACAATCAAAAATCGTATTCGAGAATTTGAATGAACCACCCAAACGAACACCCTGAAATTGCTGAGGTAGATTGGATTGATGATACATTCCGTGTTGAAGAAACTCGCTGGAAAACTTGGAAAAGTTTTCACAAAGATGGGAGAGGACTCATCATGTCATTACACAGAGACACTTGTATTACAGCAACCAGATTTTACCTTAAAGGATGCCAAGAAGGCTGGACTACTTCCAAAACATATGAAGGTGAAGTAGGTGGAAAACTCTAAAACAAGAGAAAAAAAACCTGATTACTATCCATACCATGAGTTAGATCCAACTACACCATGGTATGAATGGTTATGTTATTGTGAAATTTGCCATCAGTTGGAGATTCCACGTCAACCACACCTTGGTAGATTTGCTAGATATCGTGAGTATCTTAGAGAAGTTGGTGTATTGTAACAAATTGTTACAACAATAAAAAGACAATATAAAGAAACCTTGATTTATCAGCATTTCCTGATAATATACTATGACAAACGCTAAAAAAACCATGACAGACGAAGAATGGCAGCAACTCACCGAGATGCGCGACCATATCAAAAATGCTGGTTCTGTAGCATCATTTGATCCTCAATACCTAGATTATTATAGTCATCTTCTTGCTAAATCACTACAAGGAAAAGGAAATGCGATTTCACATGAAAAACGATAGTTTAGAGGAACGTGTCAGATTTCTCGAAGAAAAAGTGAATATTTTAGAACAAGAAAATGTAGAAACTACCAATGCACTCTACGAGTTGGAAAATAGACTACAAGCACAAATTGATGCTCTGATTAATTATACTATGTTTGAGGTAACTAACGATGTCTACTGATTCATTGAGCATAACAGAAAATGAAGATGGTTCGTTGACTATTTCATGGGATAAAAATGATCCAGCGTATGCAATGTTCAATCACTTGACAGAAGAACAGATCACTGCTATGCTCATGGAAGCAATTCAAAATGTCTGCGATGAACCAGTATAGTGACGAAGAACTGATGCAAATGGAATATAACGCTATGCGAGATGAGCGTGATTCTTGGCGTCGTAACTTTGAAGAACTCAAAATCAAATATGAAGAACTTCAGAATCTATTTGTAGAGACAGATGATGAACTTAACATCTATCGTGGTAAGTTTGTTGATGAAGCACTACAAAATGGATATTTGAAGAATGATTATGACTATCTGAGGCAGGATATGTTAGAACTAAAAGCAGAAATCGCTACACTGAAAGCGATGTATAAGAAACCCTGATGGTTCGACCCCTTGACTCCTGCCCCCGAATGCCCTATATTACATAGGTAATCGAGAGACACCCATGACTTATCTCGTCAAACTTTATGTTGGTGGTAAAACTTGGGATGAAGAAGTGATTGCTACTAATCCTCAAAATGCTCGTGAGACTGCTCTCGCTCGCAATCCTAAGGCAAAAGTTGTTGGCGTTAATGTAAAGTTCTGAACCAACCTGATTCCTATTTTATTAACTGACATGGCAACTCGTTCTCGCATTGGTATTGAACTGAAAGATGGCAGCATTCTGTCTGCCTATCATCATTGGGATGGTTATCCCGAATGGTTGGGACGTATTCTTAACACTCACTACAACACCAAAGATAAAGTCGCTGAACTGATTGATGGTGGTGACATGAGCACTTGCTGGACTGGTGAGAATGGCAACTATCAACCCGAGTATTATTCTGCTCGTGGTGATAACTGCCCCCCTCGTCTTGATGCTAACCTGTGTGAATATCTTCTGCCTGATAACAGCGAAGAGTTTGCATATATCTTCCGTGGTCGTGAGTGGGTGTGCTATAATATGAATCAGTTTGATGATAGTAAACTGCCTGAAGTTGTAGAAATTCCTTCTGGCGCCCTTGCTGTTTAATTTTTGAGGTAAATTATGACTCGTTACAATGATCCTAATACCCCTGTTGCCATTGTTATTGGTGGTGGGTTTGTAGTTGTCGTTGCTCTGCTATTCTTTGGTGGACCACTCTACAATGTGTGGCAACAATCTCTTGCTGGTAAAGCAGAACTGCAAAAGGCAGAATATACTCGTCAGGTAGCAGTTCTGGAAGCACAAGCAAAGAAAGATTCGGCACAACAACTTGCTGATGCTGAGATCATTCGTGCTACTGGTGTTGCCAAAGCAAACCAAATCATCGGTGATAGTCTGAAAGATAATCGTGAATATCTTCAGTATTTGTATATCACTGGTCTGGAAGATGGTAGCAAAAATGGTAACGTAACCATCTATGTGCCTACCGAAGGTGGTATGCCTGTGCCCACACTTCAGATGAATAAGTAAACTTTATTGCTATCATAAGCAACGCTAATGGGCAGGGGTCTTGACGACTCCTGCCTTTGCCTGTATTATAGTCTCATACAAATCAATTCGCCATGAAACTTCGCCCCCACCAGCAGACTGCTCTCGATGCCATGCTCCAAGCGTCCCACGGCAGCGTTCTGGTGCCCACTGGCGGCGGCAAGACTCTGATTGCCATCATGGACCTCCAGCGCCGTCTGAGCGCCTCTCAGCGTGGTCTGACGGCGGTTGTGGTCTGCCCCCGCCTGCTGCTGGTCAACCAGTTGTGTGAAGAATACCTGCAAGTAATTGACACCAAGAATGTTCACATTCTTCATGTTCACTCTGGTGATACTCATCACTTCAGCAGCACCAAATCTGATAAGATTGGTCTGTTTAACAACACTGCCCGCGCTGCTGGTGAGTCTTGCTTGATCTTCACTACCTACAACTCTCTGCACAAGATTGTTGAGGCAGGTGTAGATATTGATGTTGCTTACTTCGATGAAGCACACAATGCTACCAGCAGGCAGTTCTTTCCTAAAACTGCTATGGTTTCTCAGATGGCAAATGCCTGCTACTTCTTCACTGCAACTCCTCGTCAGTCGAAGAATCCTATGGGTCGTGGTATGAACAACTCTCTGGTGTTCGGTAAGACTCTTCACATCGTTCCTGCTCAGGAATTGATTGAGTCTGGCAGCATCATTCCTCCCCAGATTGTTGTTCATGAGCAACCTGCAGTTGCTCGCACCAAGTCTAACGCTGCTGATTGCGATAGCAATACTGTGCTTGACATCATTGATAATCTTGATGCTGATGCTGGGCAGAAAATCCTCGTAGCAGCACCTAGCAGCAAGATTATTTGGGGAATGGTTGCTGCAACTTCTATGCTGCAGGATCTCACTGAGCGTGGTTATGATGTGATGCACATCACTGCTAAGCATGGTGCATATATCAACAAGACCAAAGTAAATCGTGAGGTATTCTTTGACACGTTGACTGCGTGGGGCAAAGATCCCAATCGTAAGTTTGTTGTGTTTCACTATTCTATCCTGTCTGAGGGTATGAATGTGCCTGGTCTGACGCATTGTGTGCTGCTTCGTAACCTTAACATCGTAGAGATGGCGCAAACCATTGGTCGTGTGATCCGCATGAATGCTGATGATGCGCGTGACATTGCGGAAGGTAAGATTACCGCTGGTGATCTGGGTAACTATCGCAAACCTTTTGGTTTCGTAACTGTACCCATCTACGGCAATTATGGTGCTCAGATTCAGAAACGTCTGCAGGCAGTTGTTGATGCTATCTTTGTGAAGGGGGTGCCGCCCACCAGCATTATTGCATGAGTGTCAAGGGGGGTTGACAAGCGCCCCCCATTCCCTTATAATACCAAGATACCAACCAACCAACCATGAAAATTATTGATGTTCCCACTGCAATTCGAGTAGGAGAAATTGTACACGGAACCGAAATTTATTCTGGTCCTAAACATGTATTTCACAAAACTAAACTGACACTGAATTACGATAGTAATTTCCCCAAGAAACTGAAGACAAAACACGTTTCGCTGGTGTATATTCTGTGTGTCAACGAGGAGATATATAAAATTGGTCAGTCTTCCACTAAGAGTGGCATTCAAGGTTGCATGAATTTTTATTTGAATGCTGGTCAAGATGACCCTGGTATCAATCGATTTGCTATTAACTGGTTCATGCGTGAAGAACTCGACAAAGGTAATAAAGTCGAAGTGTATATGATTTACATGGAACCCATTGTAGTTGAGGTGCCTGGGTTGTTCAAGTCTAATCAAGTGGTTGTTCCTGTGAGCGCAAAGGGTATTGAAGAAAATTGCCTTTCGCAGTATAATATCATTGAAGATTGCTATCCCAAGTGGAACTATCAGGAGACTGGCGTTTCGCTTCCCAGCAACATTCACGAAGCATTTGGTCAATACAAGATTGATCGTACATCTAAGAGCAGTTGAATCTATGAAGACACCTATTCGCTACGCTGGTGGTAAATCTAAAGCGTATAATATCATTACGGGTTACATCGAGACCAAACCTGAGCGTATTATTTCACCATTTGTTGGTGGTGGCAGTCTTGAGTCGCGTTGGGCATCAGAGTATGGTGTGCCCGTTCTGGGATTCGATATTTTCGATGTTCTAGTCAACTTCTGGAATGTACTACTGAATTCTCCACAAGAATTAGCAGATGAGATGATGACACTGACTCCTACCAAGGAAAGGTATGCTGAGATCAAAGAGATTTTGATTCAGTGGGAGAATACACAGGAGTTGCTCAAGGATTGGCGCACAGACTATTATAAGCGTGATCCAATTCAGTTGTCAGCAGTGACTGCTGCAGCATACTACTATTTCAATCATAATTTGTCCTATGGTCCAATGTATTTGGGATGGATCAGTAAGATCTATCAGGACGAGAAGAAGTGGCATAAAATGGTAGACAACATTCGTAGTTATCGCAATCCACTATTATCAGTGGCACAAGGTAACTTCGTGGATGTCATTCCTGAATTTTCTCGTGATTTCATTTACCTGGACCCGCCCTACTACCTAGAGAAGGACAGCGACAATAAAATGCTGAAAGGCATGTATCCTAACTGCAACATCGACGTACATCACACTGGATTTGATCACGAAAAGCTGCGTGATCTGTTGCACAATCACAAAGGTACATTCATTCTATCTTACAATAACTGCGAAACGATTCGAGAGTATTACAAAGACTTTGAATTGTACTATCCAGAGTGGCATTACTCATATGCTCTAGGAGAGAAGAGAATTGGTAAGAATAAAATGGATCGTGGCATTCTAACACCAGCACAGGATGTAGCAAAAGAATCACATGAAATTTTAATTGTTAAGCGATGATTACTAAAGATGGATATGCAGCAGTGCCGTGGCATGGCACTAGATACGTTATACTTTACAATGGGCAGCAGATTGCAGATGTTGCGACCGCTGACAAGGCAGTAGAGTACATTAGAAAACAGCAAAAAATCACAAAAGAAAAGCAATCCAAATCGACCACCCCAGCGACCCATAAGAAAAGCAAATCAAAGGGACGCTTGACACTGGACCCCTGATCCCTTATACTACTAAGGTAATCGAGACAGACCGATGCAGACTCTGCAAACGCCCCAACTGACTAGCAAGGATGGCAACATGATTGTTGACTTCTACCCTGTCAAAACTCCTTATGGTGATATTTCGCAGCAGTGGTTTCTTCGTGCTGTTACCTTTGCTCCTCATGGTCAAGTATCTAAAAAGTTTCTGAATCGTGTGGAGATGATGCTTGATATTCGTGAGCGTCAAGCATATGGTTATGTTCAGACCCGCGACAATTCTAATCTTCCCCAACTCGGTAATCCTTTCTACGGTGCTTGCTGATGAAATCCAAAAACATCACTTACATTTTTCTTGGTGTGATTGCTGTTCTGATGTGGAATGGCATGTTGATCAAACGTGATCAAGAATTGATGAAAGCATATGATAAAGCATGTGCTCAGCAACCTCACAATCCTAATTGCATTTACGCGAAATGACTGAAGAACAAGACATGTCTGAAATTCTTCTCAATATTGAAGAATATCGTGAGAAGGAATTGATTGACTATTATGTAGAAGATCTTGAGCGTCTTGCTGCGGAGAATGAGGTGACTGTTGATTATTATATTGCGGAGTTTACTTAATGGATAAGATTTCTCATTGTCCAGTATGTAATTCGTTGTGGCATACACTTCCAATTCCTCCTGAGTATCATGAAAATCATTCCCCGCCATACTTTTACTCTACTGTAATCGCTGTGTCAAGCTGGGAAACTGATAGAATTCACTCGTGGAATTGCCCTGATTGTGGATCTGTATTTAATCTCGATGGTTCGATAAGGATTGCTAATGCCCCCATACCTTGACATGTCCTGGCATCCTTGGTATCATACATACAACAGCACAGAACAAATGACTGCCACCTTCGCTGACTTCCAAGCAGAGCAAGATGCTCGCAACACTCTGTATCTGAATGTTGTTAAGTATGGTATGATGTTGTGTGATGCTCTCACTCACGTTGCACCTGATGGTTATGGTTACGAACTGAATTCTTCTGGTCGTAAGTATCACAAGATCTTTATGTGTATCGATGGTAAGCGTGATAGTATTCATGCTTTCATTGATAAAAAGACTGGTGAAGTGTACAAACCCGCTAGCCTTAAAGCACCTGCCAAAGGTGTACGTTATGATCTTCGTTTGATCTCTGACCGCGAATATCTGTTTGCTAATGCCGATTGGGCAGGTTCTTATCTTTACGCTCGCTAAAAACTATTATGATTATTACTACTATCATGGCAGGATTTGCCTTTGGTTATTGTGTCGTTGACATCATTCAAAACTATCGATCTAATCAACGACTAAATGAGTTAATGAAAGAGTTTACAAATCATGATTGAACTTGCTCTGTCTACTCTGATTGCTGCCACTGATCCTTATGCTGTTCCAGAAAATGTTGCTCGCTATTGTGCTGCTTATGTTGGCATACCTTATGCTTCCGACAACTTCACAGAAAAAGAATGGCAACAATTCCAAGATTGTGTCTCTCGCCGTTTAAAACCATTACCACAATGATGACATTTTTTGCAGCATGGTTTGCTCTAGCATTGATTGCTTTAGTGTTTAACTATGCTTTACATTCAAATAATCCTTACGACTCATGATTACTCTTGCTCCTCTCAACGAAACTCAATACAAAGTTGTTATTGATCAATCTGATCTAGAGTATGATGATTTTGTTAAACTACTACGAAAGCGTGATAAATTCCCTGCTGAATGGGTTAAATCTGTTGAAGAACTCCTACCAGCAAATCAATCAATGCAATCTTATGATCATTTCTCAATGATTCTTACTATCAATGAATAAAGAGCAACACTACAATGAACTCATCGATTGGGCGGGTATTCGTATCGATTACCTACTCAGTCGTTCTCGTGCATGTAAAACACCACAACTTAAAACTAAACATCGAATCAATGCACAAGCACTAGAAGAAGAGTTCTTTGATTGGTTTGCTGCTAGACACTCAGATTCTAAACAAAACGTTCTCTTCATACCCTATCATGGAAATCTCAAGTAAAATTGATCAAGAACCACTGGTAACACTTGTTGTAGATCGTGAAGGTTTACTGACTCTCATGAATGCAACAACTGCTGCTATTCAACAACTTAATGAATGGAATTTTGGTGATGAATATGATACTGATATCACACCATATCATGATGCTCTAACTCTTCTAAAAGAAACATACAATAAGTATTATGAAACGTAATATTCGATTCTATAATATCATTGATGGTGTCGCAGCAAACTATCCAATCGTATCAGCACAATCAATTCAAAGATCTTGGTTACAACAACCACATCAGCAGTATAAACAACTGACAAAAGATCTTCATACTAAAAAATGCCCATTCACTCAACGTATAGGTAATATTGCTAAGTGCCCTGGTATTCGCTCAATGATGAATACAGGATGGATATTACCTACACCTACAGATATTCGTGTCGTCACTGACTCTAATCATCAGTCGCCAATCGTTAATATAGCAGCAACAGATTCTCCTATACAATTCTCCCTACATCCACCAGAATTATTTTCTCAATATCACTCAACACCTCACTCATCATTATCATCCATATTTAAATTTGATTTTGGATGGAGAGTACAAGCACCTAAAGATATTGTATTTCTTATTACTCATGTACACTATAATAATGAAGTGAGGTTTACTCATACAACTGGTATCCTTGATCCTCAAGAATCATCATCTCTTAATGTACAATTCTTTTGGCATGTACTTGATGGTGTTACTCTTATACCAGTGGGTACACCAATGATGCAAATCATACCAATGAAACGATCATTAGAGTATAATGTAGTAGTAGATGAAGAGTATAGTCTGAGTGATATACAAAGGTTGCGGAATGAAACATTTAAGTTACAGTCTACGTTTTATTGAGTTGTCTAGGTGCTGGTATAGTCAGGTTGTGGAAAAACCTGTGGAAAACTATTAGATTAAGAAAGGTTTAATTAAATATAGTTTGGTGATGTATAACGATAGTGTTATAGTGTGTAGAAATAGTATAATGAACTCAGAAACCTTCGTATATGCTACGAAATGCTCTGAGTTGTTGTAGTCTTAGCACGCGACCTAACGAGTTGTCAAGCTTTGTGTGGAAACCCAAAAATCTCAGAAATTTCAAAAATCTCGGAAATCTCAAAAGCGTCAAAACCGAGAATTCTGTATTTCCAAGGGTTTTCGAGTTTTTTAGAAATCTTAATATTTAAGTTTTTTAAGTTTTTGAGATTTCTGAGAATTTTGAGAAACATTATAATTATAATAACATATTATAATATAATACTATTGTTATATAAGTTAAACTAATCAAAAAACCCTTGACAAACTCAGAAGACCATAGTATTATTACTAAGTAATCGATCAAATCAATCGAATGTCTGTTAAAAACTACCAAGAAGTTCCTAGTTCTGCTATCAAAAACATTGTTATTGATACTGAAAAGAACACGGTTTCTATTCAGTATAATAGCAATTCCGACAAATCTTATACTTACAGCACTGAAGATGCTGTCGGATTTGATAGTCAGTTGCTTGCTGAATTCGACTCTGAGGATATCTCGGTGGGTCGATTCATCAACCAGAGTGTCAACGAAGGCACTCTGAAACTGCTGGTTGACTGACCCTAGCACACAATAAATATGTTTGTCAAGGGGTGATTGCACCAATTTGGTTGTCAATATCCCTTACAGACGATTGTAGACACCTTAGAACAAACAAATGGCACGTAGTAAGAACTCCAACAAAAACGATTTCTATCAAGATTTCGACGAGTTTGATGAACAAGTAGTAGAGAATACGTATGGCGTTAAGATTAAGAATCTCGGACGCACTCCTAAGAAGCAGAAAAGAATTAAGTTTGATGGAGATAATATTGAATGGTAAGTAAATAGTTTTCCACAGATATACTAAAACCTGTGGAAAACTTTCAATAGTTTTCCACAACCCTGTGGAAAACTCAACGATAAGCCCCCCTGATCGAACCCATAAGCAAAGGTGATGGTTAGGGGGGTTGACTTTTGCCCTGATCGGCTCCATACTAACCAAGTCAACAGCAAACGACCCATGCGCCTCATCGAACGCCAAATGAACGCCGCTATCACCAACGGCAAAGATTGGCAGAAAGATAACACCAAAGTTGTCACCAATGATGGTGTGAGCGAAGTCTTCCTGCATGGTAACAAAATCGCTGAGATTGGCGAGTGCTTTGTTACTCTTTTTGATGGTGGTTGGCAATCTAACACCACCAAGTCTCGCCTGAATGCTATTCTCTGTGAGCATGGTATCCCTGGTGAGCGTGTGTTTCAGAAGAAATTTGAGTGGTTTGTGAGTCAGGAAGGCGGTGCAATTCCTTTCTTTTCTGGAATGCGCCTGAACTGAAGATTCTGAGGTTTCTGAGAATTTTAACAAACTTTGAATTCTCAGAAACCTTGAAAACTTAAAATTCTCAGAAACCTCAGAATCTTTGAATTTTAAGAAATTTAAAATTTATAACTTTAAAGTTATAAATTTAATTAATCCTCAAGGAGTTAACTAATGACCATTTCTGAAATGTATCAAGAAATTGTAGAACAAGAGGTGGCTGATATCTTTCTAGATGAAGATGGTTATATCATCGATGATTATATCATCGAAGATACGATGACAATTGAATATGATGTCTAATCATATTCAATCTCTATAGTATACCTTACCCCCAACAACATCATGACCAAAGAAGTAATGCTTTCCCTGCTCAATCGTGCCGCTGATGGTAACGAACTGATGGCAGTTCTTGATACTCTGACCGAAGATTCGGCAGATGAGTATCAGAATTCTCCTACCCTTGAGACTATCGAGTTCTGATATCATTGTCAAGTGACCCTGTGCCAGTTCAACAAGTGGCACAGGGTATCACCATCTGCCCACATTTGATGCAATACTAACAGAGTCAAACAAATCCGATGCCTGAATCTTACAATTTCACTGGTGACGCTGTAACTTACCTCGGGTTCGTTGGTGTCATCTCCACCGCTATCATTGTGATTTCGGTGTTCAAATCTTTCTACAATTCTCCCCTGAACAAATGATGGATCGCAAAGAACTTCAGGATCAACTTGTCCAGCAAATGTTGGATGACATGGATCTCAAAACTATGATGTGTCTCTGCTACGATTATCTCATGGAGGGATACGATAAGTATAACGATGAAGAACTGAATGAAGAGGTTCAGCAATACTATCCTGAACTACTGGAAGTATAACAAACTGGGCGGCCGCTTCGCTGCCCCCTTCCCTCCCCTCCCGCCCTCTAGGTTAGTCGCCTAGGGGGCGTCTGTCTAGGGGGCAGTGGACACTAGCACAGGTGGCACAGACCCCCTTGCGATGCCCCCCGATCGGTGCAATACTAAAGCATACCAAACGAAACGGAGATCAAATGGAAACGCCTCGCGCCTACGCTGTCATCGGCGGATGGGATTATGAAGGTGAAGACTTCTCTTCCCTGCGTCTGTTCGATTATCACTCCGCCGCTGTGGCATACATGAAAGAATTGGAAGTTCAGGGATACGATTACTCTAAGTGTGAGATGCGTTGGATTGAACAGATCCCCTCGCTTGAGGAGATTCAAGCGAAGGCGCGACTCGCTGAGCGTCTGGCGGTGCTGCCCTGACCAGTTGGCAAGGTGGCACAAGGGGGACCAGATCCCCCGCCTGACCCTGTAGACTAAAGCATACCAAACAAACGAGACCGAATGACCCGCTTCAACCCCAACGTCTATGAACAGCAGATCCTCGCCAAGGGGCGCGACCTGCCCGCCCCTGCTAAGTTCGATGGCAAGGTGCCCGCTCGCTTCGCTGACCGCTTCAAAACCTATGATGAGTATCAGGAGGCGATGGCAGACTTCCTGAACGGGATGTGACAATCCAACAAGTGGCACAGACCTCTTGACTTCCTCCCCAATCCCTGCCATACTAACAGAGTCAACCAAACAAACGACATGAGCATCACCTTGACTGCAAACTACAAAGAAGTTCTCTCCGCTGCTGCTGTTGAGAAGATCGATGAATTGATCGATGAGAACTATGCTCTGGATGATATGCTGGAGTTCATCGACACCTACAATGAGAACGATTTTGTCTCCTATTATGAAGAGTATTGCCGCTGTGGTGAAGCGATCGGATATGATGCCGTTGATGCTTTGATTGGTGAAATGGGTTGCGTTTCTGACATCGAAGGATGTGATGATCGCTTCCGTGGTTGGTATGAATCTGAGGCAGACTTCGCTGAAGAATACTATAGCGATCTGCACGATGTTCCCTGTGCTTTGGTTGTAGATTGGCAGGCAACCTACGATTCCTCCCTGCGTTACGATTTCACCTGCTGTGAAGTGAAGTATCGTCAGGTTGCTGTGTTCAGCGACTATTAGGACACCTGAGGGGGTGGCACACGCTGCCCCCAGCATCGACCGCCGACCCTCTAGACTAACAGAGTCAACCAAACAACCCAACCCATGCTGAACTTCGCCATCGATCACCTGCCTGTGTTCATCAACGTGCAACGCCCTAGCAGCGCCTGTGAGCGTGTGATCCTGTCGCCCCTGACCCGTCGCGCCATCGTGCAATGGCACTCTGGCAGCGTCAGCGGTCACGACTGCCGCCGCCGTGACATGCTGCGCCTGATGATGCCTGGCACCTCGCTGGGACAGTGGGCAAACCGCACCCTGCTGCAGCGTCACGAGACCATCTCCATCTAGACTAACAGCATGAAAGAAAAGACCTTCACCCTCTCGCTTCGTGATCGCTGCCTCGCCCTCGCTGAGGCACAGGCATGGGAGATCAATGGGGACATCGACGCCATCGACCCCGATGATCTCGAATCCTGCCTCGCTGGTCTGACCGAATCCAACCTGCAGGAGACGGCAGGCGAACTGGCACACCTCGCCGCCTGGTGCAACTGATCATCCTCTAGACTAACAGAGTCAACCAAACGAGACGACCATGAGAATCGAAGTTCGCTACCAGACCCCCTACAATGCCTGTGAGTGGCGGTCGCAGTGGTTCCCCACCCTGGCAGAGGCAGAGCGTATGGTAGACTTCTACCGCTCCTGTGGTTCTCCCTCTCACATCGCCCCTTCCTCCCTCGCTCAGTTCGATCGCTGATCCTAGCATGGCAAACACCCTTCGCCTCGCCCTCGCTGCTGCTCTGCTGCTGATGTTCTCTCAGACCGCTGGCGCCATCCTGCAGACTGCCCAGACCCTTGACGCTGTGACAGCAGAGAAGGTGGCACAGATCGCCTCGCTGGACTGACCCCGACCCTGTAGACTAAGATCAATCAAACGAAACGAACCATGGAATTCGACACCTGCTTCACCGAGATCCAAGATGCCCCTGGCGAGATCTTCGACATGGACTTCGACGATCGCTGGGATGCTGACGACTTCGACCGCCGCCGTATGGAGCGGGACGGTTGGCAGACTGCCTGCTGGGATGGGCGCTGAGGCGCTGACCCTGTAGACTAACCACATCAGCAACCAACCAATGCGCTTCCCCCTCGCCCAGTGCTCTGACCTCGCCACCCGCCAGATTCGGTGGATCTCCCGCCACGATCAACTGAACAACGGCAGTCGCCCCTCTCAGTTCATCCATTGGGGACTGCCTGCCTCTGTCCTCGCCGCCCAGTATGCCGAGACCCATCATGATGAGGCGATCGCCAAACTCCCCACATTTGAAGACTGACCCGACCCATCATCCTATCACACCATGCCCTCACCTCTCAAGTGGAAGCAAGCGGAGCGAGATCTGAAAGCGAGCGGCGCCGTGCTCAAGCGAACGACAGCATCGCATCAGATCTGGAATCACCCCGCCTGGCAGACTGACATCATCCTGCCGACGCATGGCAGCAAGGGGCGCAGCACCATCTCCCCTGGCATGTCCGCCGTGATCAGGAAGGCACTCGCTGCCCTCCCCTGAGGGGGCAGAGCAGCAGTTATATTATAACGTTATCGTTATGGCGGCGCGGCCGAGCGAAAAGTCATAGATACTATTAACCTACAAAACTTTGAAAACGCTCGATCGATTACACGTTTATAAAAAAAATTTTTCCCAAATAAAAATGACTCAAAAACCTCAAAACGTTCGCCCATGGCAATCTGGAATTACTCTATGCAATCCGAGGTCCACCAAGACGACTAGAATGGAAGAGTTTGGGTATATCTACATAGTACTGAAAGAACTTTGGAGTATGTTGTGGAAGAGATAAGTTATGTTATAATAGACCAAAGTTCCATGGAGATTCATGCTTTCAGCACCAATGGAAGACAGGTAACAATAACATATAAAAAATATGATGAATTTCTTTATGGGATTTCAAAGTGTGAGAAATGGTTACCGCATGGGCGTATTCTTTCAAAAGTGTGATATATAAAAAAGATTATATGAATGATAATGCATAAAGTATACGAAACAACGGTAGAATACAATGATGACTTTCAGGAGTATTTCGTAACACTCCCCGAAGACCTATTAGAAAGTGTTGGATGGGAAGAGGGCGATGTGCTAGAATGGAGTGTGAACAAAGATGGCACTATTTTAGTTGAACGAGTTGACGAGGAATTTGCAAATGACCGAGAAGAAGATTAATTATCAAATTGTTAACAAGGAAGGTGAAGTGGTTGACGATCAAACTTTCACTGATTATGATAAGTTAGCTGATCACATGCTAGAGTTAGCAGACAAGTGGTATCAGGGTATATACAGCACTGATGACAAAGTAAATATTTCAACTTTTGATGAAACTGGAAATGTAATTTATGAAGACTCCTCATCCTTTGGAAGCAACATCGAGTCTACCGAAAGTCTCGAAGACAACCTGCGAGATCTCTATGGTGACACTAGAACAGCAGGTAAAGGATTTGGAGATTCAACTAAAGAATCTAGAAAGAACTCTAAGTAAAATAGAGTTACGTTTAAGTAAATTACCAGATCCGTTTGTGATTTATTATCGTCCGCCGCATAAGGAGGACTATGAAAAATTAAATTTGACACTGGACGATCTGTATGCTAGAATAAATAGGATCGAAAGTAATTTCGACCAATAATGTCCAACATTGCATTCAGTGCATCAATCGATACCATTTCCGTTGGGGGTATCAATTGTAGATTTCAACCTTCCCCATTAGGAACTGAAATCGCTGCTCCTAATGTATTTTCTGGTAAAAAACCATTTAGATTTGCTGAACATAAACTTTTGCCAGTACCAGTGATTGGCGAACCGATTATTCCAATTCTTCCGTGTTTAACCAGTGGTGTTAGGACATATATTGCCAAGTCAAATCCTAATGTATTCATTAGTAAGTTGCAACCTGTAATATCAGGAGATGTTACGGTGATAGAGGGGACAGAAAGACCGATTATTCTCGGTCCATTTACTGAAGATCAAGTGTTTATTGGATTAAAAACTAAAGCAAAGTGAGGTAAAAGTTATGGCAAAAGCAAAAGTTGGTTTGAATAAGACGAATTACGTGCCTGGAAAGCCCAAGCTTACTAGTCAAGGGCGCTCAAAGAATACAAATCTTGCTGCAACGAGTCGAAATGGACGCAAAAAGCGTTATCGCGGGCAGGGTTCGTGAAAATTTCGAAGGAATACAGATAATTTTTGCGGTATTTTGCCTATTTTTGGTGAAATACCGCTTTTTTTCGGGATAGCAACCCCGTAAAAAGTTCTGTTTTAATCAAATTTTGAGGAAAAACAGATGGCAAACACTCCAAATCCAGATAGAGACGTTAATTACATGCGCGAAATGTGGGGAACTACGCGATTAATTACTGATTATGGTTATGAAAAGCGCGTGACTCCGACAGAGAAGAAAAAAAATGATCCTCCAGAAGATAGAATGTCAAAATTCTGTGGTGGTAAGGATGGTTTTGATGATTATGTCGAATGGATGGTGTAAATCTCCGACAGACATTACCCATACAGGTATAAATAATACTATAAATATGGTATTTTTATGCCTGTAAGTAGGTCGTTTAAAGACATCAGTATTACGTTTGCAAAACATCCAGTCACTGATGATTTATTGGTGACTAAAAATTTTACTGCTATTAAACAATCTATTCAAAATTTAATCACAACTGCTCCTGGAGAGAGATTTTTCAATCCAAACATTGGTAGCAGGATCACTGATTTGTTATTTGAACCATTAGACTTTATTAATGCCGATGCTGTAAAGAGTGAAATTGAATATACTATCAATGCATTCGAGCCGAGAGTAAGGTTAAAAAATATAATTGCTGAAGAAAATTATGATGCTAATGGATATGACATTGAAATAGAATATCAAGTGGTTGGGTTGCCAGAACAATACCAGACAATCGAGTTATTTCTAGAAAGAACCAGAGCATAAAGAAATGCCATACAATCAGTTAACAAATTTAGATTATTTTGATATTAAAGTTGCTCTCAGAGATTATTTGAGAGCGAATTCGGATTTTACTGATTATGATTTTGAGGGTTCTACATTAGGGCAATTACTGGACGTATTAGCATATAATACCTATTATACGTCTTTTAACGCCAACATGGTTGTTAATGAGACATTTTTAGATTCTGCTACTCTTCGTGATAATGTAGTTGCTATAGCGAAACAACTAGGATATACACCAAGATCATCTGTTGCTTCATCTGCTGCTGTATCTTGTTCATTGACTTTACAAGGAACAACATTACCAAGCACAGTATTCTTAAGAAGAGGAAATGCGTTTCTAACAAACGTAGATGAAAAATTATATCAATATGTTATTTTGGATGATGTGCAGGCAAATGTATTGCCAGATAATACAGTATCATTCAATAATTTAAAAATTTACGAAGGAACTTTTGTTACCAATACTTACACAGTAGGCGGCGGAGTGTTTAATGTAATATTAAACAACGCAAATATTGATGTCAGCACGATTAGAGTTAGAGTATTTGATTCTCCATCGGCATCTATCTACGAAAGATATGTTCTTTCCGACAATATTTTAAACACTACTCCATCATCTCCAGTATTCTTCATCAATGAAATTGAAGATGAAAATTACAAGTTAATTTTTGGCGATGGCGTATTTGGCAAAAAATTAACCACTGGGCAAGTTGTTGAAGTAAGTTACTTAGTTACCAATGCAGATGCAACCAACGGAGCGTCTATATTTAATTATTCTGGTGTAGTTAGTGATGTTAGTGGAAATAGTAATTTCATAGTTCAAGTTAACAACATTACTACTATTGCAAAAGCATTTGGCGGCAGTGGCATAGAAAGCATTGATAGTATAAAAATCAATGCACCAGCAATGTATGGAGCACAGAATCGTGCCGTAACTGCTGTAGACTATTCTGCTATTGTTAAAAGAGTATATCCAAATATAGCAGATATTATTGCTTATGGTGGAGAGAATGCAGATCCTCCCGAATATGGTAAAGTTAAAATTTCTATAAAACCAACCAATTCAGCATATATTTCTTCATACACCAAAAAAATTATTTTGGATGAATTAAGAAAATATTCGGTAGCATCTGTTATTCCAGAAATTGTTGATGCTTCTATTATTTACGTTGAGTTGTACAGCAACATTTTCTACAACCAATCTGTCACTAATTTAAGTGCAGATTCTTTAAAAACAAAGATTATTGAAAATATCGCAAAATATATTGCAAGTAGTGATACTGAGAAATTTGGTGGGAAGTTTAGATATAGTAAAATAGTGGGTGTAGTTGATAGTTCTGATAGATCTATAAAATCTAACTTAACTACAATTCTCATGAGAAAGGATTTTTATCCTTCGTTAAATAATAATGCATATTATGAATTGTGTTTTAATAATCCATTTTTGAATGATTCGACTACCAATGCCATGTCTTCTACTGGATTTGTAGTTCAGAAATATCCTTCTTATACGGTGTATTTGGAAGATAGATCTGGAAAAATAGTTCTATACAGATTAGACTCACAGACTGGTGAAAAAATTGTTCTGAATCAAAATCAAGGAATAATTAATTATGTCACTGGAGAAATTCAAGTATTTGATTTAAATATTATTAAAGGAACCTTCTCCGATAATAGAATCGAAATTCGTGTAAAACCAGAATATAATGACATTATTGCTAAGAGAGAAATCTTCTTAGATATTGATATTGATCATAGTTCATTTACCCTCATTCAAGAGTAGAATATAAATGGCAACCAAGGTTAGAAAGCTCTCATCGTTAGTTGATGATCAACTACCAAAGTTTATTTCTTCGGAATATCCTCAGTTTTCTGCGTTTATGCAGAAATATTACGAGCAGCTTGAATTGCCTGGGCAACCTATAGATCTTATTAATAATTTAACGAAGTATCATGATATTGATACTTACGAAAAAACTATTCTTCAACAGAATACTACGTTAACTTCTAATATTTCAGCGACATCAACAACCATTAATGTTGCCGATACATCGTCTTTTCCAGATACCAATGGGTATATTCTGATAGAAGATGAAGCAGTATTTTACAAAACAAAGACAGCAACTTCTTTTGTTGATTGCTACAGAAATATAAACGCCACAACAAAACTTGGTGATCTGTACAGCAAATCTGATATTACAAATGTAGAATATGCAGACTTAGGAACTGGAACAGAGCACCTGAGTGGCAAAATTGTATCCAATATCAGTAATTTATTTTTATATTCATTAATCAAAAATTTCGAGTCTCAGTATCTTGGTGATTTTCCAGAAAAAGATTTAAAACCAGAAGTAGATAAAACTCTATTAATCAAGAACATTAAGAAGTTTTATCAGTCAAAGGGAACAGATCAATCAATTAGATTTTTATTCAATTCAATCATTGCTAAAGATCCTACTGATGTTCCCAGTGTTTACTATCCAAGAGAAAGTACATTCAAATCATCATCTGGTGAATGGATAGACAACTATTCACTAAAAGTAAGAGTCATTTCTGGCGATGTAACAAAGTTGATTGGGGAGAAAATTACTCAACCAGAAAATACCTTTGACTCTTCAATCAAAACAGCTTTTGCCATTGTAGACAATGTAAAAGATATTGGTGATGGTTTCTACGAATTAATTTTATCAGAGTCTAGTGTTGTTGGAGAATTTTCCGTTGCTTCTCAAACATTCTTAACCAAATTTTTATCTGGTTCAGATGGAGCAAATAAAAATATTTACGTTTATTCCACTACTGGTTGGAATTCTCTATCTGGACAACTTTTAATAGGAAATGAAGTAGTTAATTACAAATCAAAAAATGTAAATCAATTTACTATCGAAAGTAGAGGATCTTCACCACAATCACATCCAGTAAATACACCAGTTTATGATTTTTCTTTGGTTACTGGTAGTTACGTTGATACCTTTGGTGCATCACAAGAAGTTAAATTACTTGTCTTTGGTGTAATTTACTCTTTGAACATTGATTCTAATGTTCCATATTCACAAGAAAACGATTTAGTACAATATTCAAGATCAGGATTTGAGACTAGAAATAGAATTATTTTTGATAATGCGAATAATGACGTAAGATGGAAAATTAATGAGACATATAGTGCTCCTACTTCATCTAATACGTCAATATCATCAGATTTGCAGCAGACCATCTCCGAAGTTTCTGCAATTTATGAGGATGAGCAATATTATTATATCACATCATCTGGATACCCATCTCATGCCATTGGATTGAACTCTTGGTCTCAAACTTTACAAGATCAAAAGCATTTAAAACTCATTCGAAAGTATCCATCAATTACCACAGAGATTTACGAAACGCCATATACAGATATTGGTATTTTAGTAAACGGAGTGACTATTAGGGGAGCAAAAGATACTGAAAAAGTAATTTTTGGCGAAATCACTAATATCATAGTTACTTCTCAAGGTAGTGGATATGCTACAGCACCATATGTATTGGTTCAAGATGGTTCTGATAACATAGTTGCATCGGCTAAGGCAATTATGTCGGGCGAAGTCGTAGAAAGAATTGATGTTATTACATCTGGATCTGGATTTTTCCCTCCAGTACCAAAAGTAACTATTACTTCTGGTAGAAATGCAGTTGTAGAAGCAGTAGTAACTGGAGATCAGATTACTGGATTGAATATTATTAATCCTGGCGAATACTACTCATCTCCACCTAGAGTTATTATTAAAGATTCTCTGGGAAGAGGTAGATTCGCAAGTTATACTGCCGAAATTTCAACAGATGGTAAAATAACTGGTTTTGTACAAAACGATAGAGGAAAGTTTTATACTCAACAGAATGTTCAAGTAATTATAGAACCAGTTGGATCTGGAGCAACTGCTATAAGCGAAGTAAGAACATGGAGAAAGAATAGGTATGCTAAACTGCAAAATAGTTTAGATGCAAATTATGGTTATTTTTTCCAAAATAATGATACGTCTTTGGGGTATGGATATTCTTACTTAGCGAATCCAAAAAGTTTAAGAGTATCATTAAATGATAACTTAGATAGTTTAGGTAATGTTCCATCAACTTTATCGCATTCACCTATCTTGGGATATGCATATGATGGAAATCCAATTTATGGTCCATATGGATATTCAAATCCAACAAACGCATCTTCTTCTATTTCTAGAATGAGATCTAGTTATTCGTTAAACATTAGCAGATCTGGAGGTCCATCTTTATCAGACTATCCATTGGGATCTTTCATAGAGGATTATTCATATTCTCATAGATCTGGAGATCTAGATCAAAATAATGGTAGATTCTGTATCACTCCAGAATATCCAGAAGGAACTTATGCATATTTCTTGACAATTACTGCTGGTAATACTCCAGTGTATCCATATTTTATAGGATCCAATTATTATTCTATCCCAGTAGATTCAAATTATAATAAATCTATTTCTCAAAAAGATTTACCCAAAAAAGTAAGTAGATTAAAGACGCAGAGCACTCCTGAAAACGGATCATCAATATTTGCATATGTAGATTCCATTAAGTCTGGAAGTGTTACATCAGCAACATGTGATTATTCAACAAATACGTTTGGAAATGGTAGCATTGTAGAAGTAGACTACACCGACACCGAAGGTTCTGGTTTAATTGCCAAAGTTTCGTCAGTCAAAGGAAAAAATGTAGAATCAATCGAATCACAACAAACAAAATCCGTAAAAATAACCACAGAAAATTCTTGTTATTTTTTCAGTGGTGATATTGTAACGCAACAATCAACAGGTGCGTCTGGTCAGTTAATTGGAGATGTTTTTGATGATAAAACATTGGTTTTGAGGAATGTATCAGGAACATTTAACGCTACCAATACGTTATCATCCACTATCAACGTAATTAATTTAATTTTAGATAATGCTTCTTCTTATACAGCAAATTCAGATGTTGTTTTGACGAATGGAAAACAATCTGTAATTCTTAAAGTAAATTCAAATAAACTAGTAGTTGCTTCTAACATTTTTTCTGAAGGTGAACCAATTGTATTTTCGAATAGTTTTTCAGGAATAATTGCAAACCAAATTTATTATGTAAGAAATCCAGAACCACTAGCATTTAGAATCTCTTCATCTCCTACAGGTTCGTTAATTACACTAACAGATAATTTAACTCCAGGATCTGTATGTACTAGTGAGAAAGCTAGAGGTTTGATTCTAGAGTCTTCAGAATTAAAAAATAATTTAAAAATTAAGGTCATTCAAGGAAATTTTGTTGTAGATGATAATTTTTACATAAAGAGTTTCTCCTTATCTGATACTGTAGGCAGTTCAATCGTAAATATCATCAATTTAAGTAGTCAAATTAAACCTATATCAATTAATGATAAAATTGCTATTCTGAAAACCTCTACAGAACATAAAGTTTCGCGTGGTGATATAGTTGACGTTAATATTATTCCAAATTCGTCTACGACCGAAACTACAATTTACACTCGAAGAAGAATTTATCAAAAAGTAAAATTATCTTCACCATCTTACACAAAAACTATTGTTGATACTGGATTAGGAAGTCAACGAGTTTTAAATAATGGTAGTTATAATATTACCAGTAAATCATGGACTGCAAATACTTCAGTATCTTCTGGCGAGTATTTAACGTATAATTCTTTAGTTTATCAGGTAACAACTTCTGGAATCACTGGGAATGTTCCACCTTCACATTCTTCTGGAGCAGTTTCTAATGGTACTGCCACACTAACTCGATTTTATGCATACGCAAATTCTAATTTTGTCACAACTGGTGATTATGCATCAACTACATCAGGAAATCAAACATTTACTAACGTTGAATTAATTTTCAATGATATTACAAAATGCAGAGACATTGAAGGAAGAGTAGTTGGTAATAGTTCGGATGCTGTTATAGGAAAAGCAGGCAATACTAACAATGCTAGAGCAACAATTTCCGTTACTAATGGTGTTGTCACATCAATCACGATAACATCTAAAGGTAAAGGATACAAACAAGGAGATTTGTTAACCGTTCAAAATTCTTCTTTGGATAGATCAGTTACTACAACTTCAACGAGATTTTTGATTTTAGAAGTAACGCATGTAGGATTTTCGACAACAAATACTAGATTATATCTAAATGATGTTCAATCTATCTCAAATAATGATTATTTACAACTAGGATCAGAAATTGTAAAAGTAACTGCAATTTCAAACAATGGATTATATGTAGATGTACTACGTGGGCAGAAGGAAACGACGGTCGTAAATCATTTCAACAATGAACTAGTTTCGAGTGCATACGAAAAATATACACTCCCAGTAGATTTTCATGTTGGTAATACTGATAAAGATGGATACGTTCTTTCCTACGATGAAAATTCTCAAGAACTGGTGGTTGTTTATGGTGTAGATAGAGTTTTAGGATCCATAAATTCCTTATACTCAGGAATTAGTTTCTTTGATTCTAGTACTCCAAAAAAACTAGTATATGTAAAAGATAATATCGAAAATCAAGCATATAAATTTGAATTTTCGTATGATAATATTAATTGGTCAAGAAATCCAATTATCGATGTTCAAAAATATTACACTTATAAATTTGATACATCACATTATTCTTTGACTGGCAGTTTCTTGGAATTTTCTCCAAGTGGTAATTTTAATATTATTTCAACGGAAAGTTTAAGAAATACTATTCTTCCTGGATCTCCTGGTTCAAATATTAAAGTTAAATTTGGATTTGGGTCATATTATGATAATGGAGTATTATCTACTACAAAAGAAACTAGTACAAAATATGTAAATTATTTCTATTTTGACAAAGCAGGAATAATAGATTCAGATAAATCATATTTGAAACTAATTGAAGATCCTCTACAGGGATCGAAAATTGTTACATATACAACCCCCAATAGCATTGTATATGAGATGAGTTCCTATCCAAAATATGATGGATCGGGAACTATCGCATATAACACAAATTCTGCTTCTTCTGTCGGGCAAATTAATAGTGTTGTAATAGAAAATCAAGGTAAAGAATTTATAAAAATTCCTAGAGTGTATGGAGTAAGACCAGCAGCAGAAAACGAATGTGTTGCTGTTGTTAATTGGAATAGTATTGCGAAAAATATTTCTTCTATTAATATTATAAGTTCTGGAAAAAATTATTCAAAACCAAAGGCAATTTTACTGAATACTGATGGAAAATTTGCTGAATTTGAGATAATTAAGGATTCTAACGGATCTATATCTGGTATAGTAACTAAGAATAGGGGTGTTGGATATAATCGCCAGCCTGATATCAAAATTATCGAAACTGACGTTAAGATATATTTTTCCAGTGCATCTATTGGAGTTCCTAAGAGCATCTCGATCATAGAAAACGGAAAGAATTATAATAGAGATACCACCATAAGGAAGATATTCACAACCCCACGTATTTTAGTGGTAAATAATTTCCCAGAAAATGCCTTTATTGATGGTGAAGAAATTAATCAATACGATAGTGGTGTTTTAATCGCTAAGGGATTTGTAACAAAAAATGGTTGGAGAGAAAATACAAATATACTAAGAATTGAAAAAATAGAAGGAGAATTTAAAGAAAATTTAACCATTGTTGGCAAAATTAAAAATAAAACTGCTTATGTAGTAAAATCCTTTGTTGGATTGTTATCTGATAACATAAAATCATATTATGATAACTTGGGTTACTACGCTTCTGACAGATCAAAGATTAGTTCAGATTCACAAAGAATTGCAGATTCGTATTTCTATCAAGATTATTCTTATGTAATCAAATCCAAAACGCCGATTGATGTTTGGAGAAGTTTAGTTACCCAAACAATACACCCAGCTGGATTTAAAGTATTCGGAGAAGTTTCTGTAGAGTCTGAAGTAGAAAACAAAATAAAACCAGTACAACCAAAAATTGATCATGTAAGTTTTATTCAATTATGGGATCCTGAAAAAAATAAAGTAACCATAGAAAATACTCATAGAGTAATAACTCAAAGTACATTTAATCTTTCAAATTTAAATGTAATTAGAGGAAGAGGATCTGTATTTGCATCTACATTTGATACGGGAGAGATGCTTTCCTATGATATCAAACTAACTCCAGATTTTAGTGGTTATTTTGATTCAAATGGAAACAGAAGCGGTAACAAAACCTTCACAATCACTTTAAAGGGATCAAATACTCCATATTCTGTTTCTAATGTCAATAATGTAATTCTATCATTAGATGGTATTTTACAAGAACCTGGAAAAGCATTTACTATTTCAGGAACACAAATTACATTTGCAGAAGCTCCTCTTGGGTATAGAAGTGTTGGTGGTCAACCAATACCACTTTCATCATATAGAGAAGGAGTAGATAGTCCACCACAAAAAATTGTTGCTCGAATTATACAATTTAAAAATAATGAATTAAATAATCAATATTTCAAAAAAATCAAAGATATATCTTCTCAATTTAATGGTATTGCATCTTCTTTCCCATTATATTACGAAGATAATTCACCAGTAACTTTATCTTCTAACGAAAATTTATTAGTCGCAATTGATGGTGTTTTACAGCAAGCAGGAAGCACTCCTCTGCTTCCACTCGATAGATCATATTATATTAGAAGAACAACAACACCAAATGAAATAGTTTTTGTAGAACCACCAAGAACTTTTGAATCCACAAAACAATCTTTTTATGGAGTTTCTGTTTCTGGTTACGAAAGATTATTAATAGATTCTAGATTTATTAATGGAATTAATGCAGGTCCATTTATTTTACGTTCTGCCGTCAGTGGCAAAACTGTAATCGTTGATGAAGACAGAAATGTTTTAGTTTTCGTTGATGGAGTATTCCAACAGCGTTTAAAAAATTATAGTATTAATGGAAGTAATATTATCTTTAGAGAACCAATTAGAGTGGGTCAAAAAGTTAATATTTTATATACCTATGGTAGAGATTATCAAAAGGCATTAAATGCATTTAATTACGAGACCTCACTATTTTTCAATAGATTTATAATTACAATTTCTGGAAATCTTTCTTCGGATTATCCAATTGAAATTGATGGAGCAACAATTAAATCTAATACTACTCAAGGTATTATTAGAACATCATATTATAATGGCACAAATACTGAACTAACAATAGATTCTCAGAATAAAAGATTCATTTCATCAGAAAATTTGGAAATTGTGGGATATAATGGAGTAACCAAACAGAATTTAGTAATTCAATCATCTAGAATAATATCGATACAATCATTTGAAAAAAATGATGATCAACAAGACATTTTGAGAAAATCAATTCCTGGTTGGTTGTTAAAAAATAGTCCTCGTTTTAGAAAAGAAGATTTTGTTGATGTTGGCGATTTATTAAAAATAGATGGTGAATCAGAATTTAGAACAATTTTATCAAAATCAGATATAGTAACTAAAACTAGTTATAGAGATGTAGATGACGTTAATTCAAATTACTACGGAAAACTAGGCACTAGTACATATAATGGTATTGGTTATGGAGAGGGATTAGATGTTTCTGCAAACATAGAAAACGGCAAAGTAGTTTCTCTGACCTGGAATAAAAAAGACTGGGATTCTTATGTAACAAAACAAATTTATCCTGTTGCAGCTGGATATGGGTATGAAACTGCACCCCAATTAATTTTTGTTGCTCAAGCACAAAAAGATGAGGGTGGAACTATTATTGCACCAGCTCAAGGTGGTGGTGCAAAAGCATATGCAATCGTTCACGATGAAGAAGTAATTGACATAGTATTATATGATCAAGGAAGTGATTATCTTGTAGCGCCAAAAGTTTACATCTCTAGAGGATATGACGTAATTCGTAAACAAAGAAGTATTGATGTAACACAAATTATTGTCAGCATGTCTCCTAAGATTGAAAATGCAGGGACATTGTATATCACCTCTGGAGCAACTTTTGATGATAGTCCACAACCTCCAATTATTACTATATCTTCTGTTGTCGCAGTAACTCCATTTGATACTGATAGAAAAATAACTTCAATTGTTCAAAAAAGTGAAAATGTCAAATTACCTGTTCAAAAATGTTTGAACGTACACACAAGTGTACTTAATCTAAATGCTAATGTCAGTTCTATTTCGACTAGTGTTCAATTCTTCTTCAGTAATGGTCAAGTACCAATTGAGGTGGTTTCTTTATTCCAAAATGCAACTATTATTAAAGCAGAAAGAGAATTAACTTCATATGTGAGAACATTCGCAAAAGCGAACTATCTTCTTGCATATAGGTCTCTACATGAAACTGGTGCTTACTTGGATTCTTCTCTGTCTCTCACAGACAAAATCATTTATGTACCAACCACTGAAAAATTCAAATCATTCGGCAAACTACTTGTCGAAGATGAGATAGTTTCTTATTCCAGCAAGCTATCTGATCGTTTCTTGGGGGTTGTTAGAGGAGTAGATGGAACTACAATAAAAACGCATCCAGCTGGCGCTTTCGTAAGGCAATATAGCGACGATGTAACTATTATTGATGCTGGTGTTGATGACATTTCCACAATTGCTAAACTCGATATTCAATATGCATCAATGTCTAGTGTTGCCCCAAGCATCACTACGATTTCTCAATTAATTACGGATCCTAAAGTACAAAATATTAGTGAACAAATAACAACAATTGTTCAAAAATCTGTAGATGTTTCATCTTCTGGAGCAGTTAATGATCAGTATACTTCAATTCTACAAGTTACTGCAAGTATACAATTTACAGAAAATAAGATAACACAATTTATAACAACACAAGTAGAATCCAAAGTAGAAAATGTTCCAGTAGTAAATGTTCAAAAATTAGTAAATTCAATTACTTTATTAAATAGTACTGGATTTGCTGATTATTATGAAGAATCGGTATTATTAACAAATGAAGTTATTCAAAGAAATAATACTATAATAATATTAGATACTCCATTTAATCAAATTTCTCAGAGAAATGGAAATATTGTTGTTGTGAATAATGCTAATGCTCAAACATCATACAAAACACAATATACTAAATTAAGTCTTTCGAATAGTCTATCGAGATACAATTATTGGTATAACATGAATGTTGGTGCTGCATTTGTATCTCAATTATCTTTTAATGATATTAGCATCAATTATAATTACGTGACAATTGAAGATTTTGATGTTTCCAATTTTAGTTCTTTTACAAAATCTAGAAATATCTGGAATTTATCACATCCATCAATTCAAAACTCAATAGTTCTAGCGAATGGAAATACTAACCTTTCCGTTTCCAATATAATTAATGTAACTGGAAATACAACTTATTTCCCTTCATCTGGTTACCTATTTACTGGTAATGGGTCAACCTATAGTGTGGTTCAATATACAGGAAAAACTTCGACCAGTTTTACTGGATGCACACTATACAAGGGATCGAATATCGTTTCCAGTACTAATAATATCATGCCATATTCCGTTTGACCTGTATAAATATAAATAAAATATCCTTTTAGAGAGACTAAAAACATGCCCGCAATCATTTCTGAAAAGTTCAGAATTTTTAATGCCAAACAATTTCTGGAATCTCTTTCAGAAGGTTCTGGCGACGCTGACACAAATCGTTCTAGAATGTATTTCTTTGTTGGTAGACCACAAGGATGGAAAGCATATCTAGAAATTTATGGAGTAAGCGCAACAAATTTCTCGGTGGGAGAAAGTGTCTATGTTGGAGCATCTTTAGGTGCTGCAACATTCAGTGGTGTTGTTGCTGAAGTTTATCCAAATAGTTTACTTTTAACTGGTATTGGACCAACTGTTGGTGCTACTCCAGCTGCTGGATCAACTTTAACTGGCAATAGTTCTACTGCTACCGCAAAGACAGGTGTTTATCGTTATGCAACGGAAGATGTTCCTACTGCACCCATTGATAACCAAGAAGAGAAATATGAAATATATGATGATCTAATTGCTCTTAAGAGAATTACATCTTCTTATGCTAGACACGTAGTTAGACGTTATAATTGGGATCTTTCCGCTAACCCCAAATTTGATATGTGGAGACCTGATTATAGTTCACAAAAACTTTCAGCTACTGGCGAAAGTTCAATGGCAACTGCAAAGTATGCTGTAATGAATGATCAGTATGAAGTTTTTGTTTGCTTATTTAACGGAACAAATCCTTCCAATTTGAGTGGTCAAAGTGCCACATATCCCCCAAGAACAGTACCAGTAAGTGGGGAAGGAACTTATAGTAGTGGCATTTATACAGAACCATCTGGTACATATATTTGGAAGTATATGTACACCATCCCAACGGATGATGTAATTAAATTCCTATCTACTGACTTCATGCCAATTGTTCTAAACGGAACAGTTCAAACAGGAGCAGTTGCTGGTGCTATCTCAGTTGCTCTTCTAAAGGATGCTGGATCTGGTCTTCCAACGAGTAGCACACTATATGCTGCTATTCAAGGCGATGGAACTGGCGGAAAAGTTCAGATCACAACAAATGGTGGTGGTCAAATCACTGCAGTATCAATAAATGCAGCTGGATCTGGATATACTTATGGTAATGTAATTCTTAAGAATGGATATCTTTACACCAACGCAGGATTGTCTTCTTTGGCAACCGTTGGTGGAAGTGCAAGAGGAGAAATTGAAATCATCATCCCACCTCAGGGCGGACATGGTGCCGATCCAGTATTGGAAATGAATTCAAAGCGTGTTATGACAAATATTCGTCTAACATACGCAGAAGGTTCTGGAGATTTCCCTGTAGATAACGATTTCCGCAGAATTGGTATCGTTCAAGATCCTCTTCAGTTTGGATCATCTAGTTTCTTGACAGCAGATAATGCTTCTGGACTATATTCTGTAAAACTAACTAGCGTTTCTGGAAATTTTGTCGCAGATGAAATTATTACACAATCGAATAGCGGTTTAATTTCAAAAGGAAGAGTAGTATCTTGGACTTTAGATACTGGCAGCACAACAGCTGGTGTTCTTAAGTATTACCAATCACCTAATGAGCATACAGACAATGGCGTTGTTCGCGCATTTGTTTCGACTGCTGCTAATCCAATTACTGGGGCAACAAGTGGTAGAACTGGTACCGTAGATACTGCATATAATGCTACTGCTCTTGGAGTTACTTTTGCATCTGGATTAGCAAGTCCAGAAATTGCAAATAATTCTGGAGAAGTAATTTATGTTGAAAATAGAAGACTAATTACTAGAGCAGCAGATCAAATTGAAGATATTAAATTAGTTATTGAATTCTGATATCATAATTTTTATTATAATCCAACCCAATCAAGCAGACTGAGCACGTAAAATGCCCCAGAAGATTAATCTTAATGTGCCTCCATACAACGATGATTTTGATTCATCTAAAGGATACTACAAAGTTCTTTTTAGACCAGGATATTCAATACAGGCTAGAGAGTTAACATCTCTCCAGTCTGTATTGCAGAATCAAATTGAAAACATTGGTCGCAATAAGTTCAAACAGGGGCAACAGGTAATTCCTGGAGAAGTTGCATTCAACAATAAATTAGATTATGTAAAATTATCAGCAGTTTCTGAAGTTGCTGTTAACATTAACGGAAATATCGTATTTCAAAAATATGATATTTCCAATTTGATTGGAGCAACTCTCCAAGGATTAACTTCTGGTGTTACTGCTAGCGTAATTTCATACGCATATGGAACTGATATAGAATCTGATGTTATTTTCGTAAAATATACAAATAGCGGAAATAATAATTCCGAGTCTACTTTCAGACAAGGAGAAACTTTAGAAGCATTAAATATCACAGATACACCAACCTTAGTTGTTGGAACTGATGGCAGTGTATTGCCTACTACCATAAACATTCAAGATTATGATACTGGAGTTATTTCCACTATCGATAGTCCAGCGATGGGATACGCCTCAGCCGTTAAAGTAGAGCAGGGGGTATATTTTGTCAACGGATATTTTGTTAATAATAGTGAACAACTTATTGTTGTAGATAAGTATTACAACAAACCTTCAGTAAAAGTAGGTTTTAAAATAACTGAAGAAATTGTAACTCCAGAACAAGACGTATCACTATACGATAACGCAAAGGGGTTTTCCAACTATTCTGCTCCTGGAGCACATAGATTAAAAATCAATTTATCTTTAGTTGCTAAGGAATATGATGGACTTACTGATGAAGATTATGTACAATTAGTTTCAATTAAAAATGGAATTATTCAACAATTAGTAAAACCAACTGATTACAACCTAATTGAAGAAACTTTAGCAAGAAGAACATATGATGAATCAGGTGATTATGTTGTAGATAATTTTGCTCTGGATCTTAGAGAATATTATCAAAAAGATAATAACAAAGGATTATATCCATTAAATGTAGAGACAGAACTAGTAAATAATAAATCTGTAGAAGAAGCAAGTTCTTTGATGGTTGCTGGTATTGGTAGTGGCAAAGCATACATCAAAGGTTATGAAATTATCAATAAAGATGTAAAATATCTAGAAGTAAGTAAAGCGCGAGATACACTAATAAAAGATGATACTCGTTTAAAAGCAACTGGTCTTTCATATTTCAATTTAAGAAACGTATATGGAAGTATTCCAGTAAATGCTGATGGACAAGAATTAACTGCGTATCCTACCATTCAATTAAATTCAGTATTTAATGATGGTTCTATTGGATATAACAACACGGAAACAACTACTGGTTCTGGTGCTGCAGCAAATGTCACCATTTCTGGTGGAGTAGTTACAAACGTAACTATTTCGAATCAAGGTTCTGGATATACTACTGCTCCTTCAGTGGCGTTTGCAAGTCCTGGTAGTGGTGGAGTACAGGCATATGGTATTGCAAATATTTCCGCAGACGGCAAAGTAACAGGTGTAACATTAACAAATCCTGGATCTGGATATACTGCCGCTCCAACCATTAGTTTTACTGATACAACAAAACAAACGGTTGCTCGTAGATCTAAAAAATTTACTTTAGATACTGGTGTTGTTACACTATATCTACCAAATCCTGGTAATTACGCTAGTAGAACTTTCCCAACTTCAAATACTTTTGGTAGTAGTTTTACTACTTTGTGGTATGTAGTTAATAAAGGGACTTCTCCCGCTACAACAACAGTAAGAAGTTTGGATCTTTTATCATATTCTATTGTCAAACGTCCTTTTGATATTTCGGTATCTGCAACAACTATTGACTTTTTGGAATTAACAGTTGCTGGAAACAAAGAAGACATTTATAAACTTCTCAGAGAATATGATGATACTGATCCATCAACCAGAAGGAAAAAACTTTTTGTATCAGAATCTGACGCACAAAATTATTATTTCCAAACTGGAGTTTCTACAATTTTCCCATATTCTGAGATCTATGATTACAACGAGGTAATCACTCCTATTATTGGTGTATGTAAACCAAAAGATTTCAATTTGGTAGAAAAAGGAGCAGGATTCAATCCAGATTTGGATATTGTTCTTTCCAAGGGTAGAGGAACCACTACGGGTGGTATCGGAGAGATAAAGGTTACCTCTGGTGGATCTGGATATACTGGAGCACCAACTGTTGTTATCAGTGGTGGTGGAGGTAGTGGTGCAACTGCTACTGCTAATATTTCTGGAAATGCGGTAACTTCTATAACTATTACAAATCCTGGAACTGGGTATACTTCTGGACCAGAAATTACTTTTATTGGTGGAAATGGATCTGGAGCAAAAGCAGAAGCGGTATTTACATCAAGTTATAACGCCATTTTCAAAATGGCATATTTTAACCCAACATTTTTCACAAAAATTATTGTAGATCAAGAATTAAATAATCTAATTTTCATTCCAGGCAAATATGTAGTTGGTTCTACTAGTGGTGCATATGGAGTCATAGAAGGATCCTCTACTACAAAGTATACTTCTGGCAATACTTTATTCGTTAGAGTTCTTTCGGGTGAATTCATTTCTGGAGAAACAATCACGGATGAAGATGGAAATTCAAGAAGAATTGCTAGAGAGGGAACCATTTCGCATTTCGTCGTTATGGATAGAGGTGCTGGTTACTCTTCAACTACTACTAAAATTAAAATTGATGGAGTAGAATATGATACTTCATCAATCGAAATTGGAACTTATTTGACAGGCATTTACAAAATTATTATCAAGGATAGAAATTTAGTATCACAAACTTATGCTACTACGCCAGCAGTTTCGTTCAATACTGGATCCACTAATCCAACACAGAATAGCGTAGTTGCTGCAGTTCTATACAGAAATACAGTAACAAATTATAGTCCACAAAATGTAAAATCTGTACAATCAACATTTGGAGCAGGTGATGCATATACATTTACTGCTGATGTAGAATCTTTCCTAAGTTCTTATATTACCAATCAAACCTTAACTGACTTCACGTTCTCTGGGAAAAAAGGATTAAAATATTTAGAGTGTAATGGATTTGCTGGAGATCCTTCTACTAGTCTTGTACAAGGTGATGCTATTCAATTTACTGATGATGCAAATAACATTAATAGAACAATAGTACAAAGAGTAGAAAAAGCACAAGGATTAATCAAATCTAAAATCTATATCGATAATGTTCTCAGAGAAAATGTTTCTAATGCATCTATTGTTAGAGTTAGACCAAATATTGGAAATGCATCTACTGGTTCATTAGTAGTTCCAACAGGATGCAAATATTTAGAAAATGTTGCATTAAATTCGGAAGATTCAAAGATTACATATTATTTCAGAAGAGATTTTGTTACTACTGCTTCGACTAGTGGTGGTAATGTAACATTTGCTGCTCAATTGCCATACGGAACGCAACGTTTTGCTTCTTTTACTGAAAGTAATTTTATTATGACAGTTCTAGATAAAAAAAGTTCAACAACTCTAGAATCAGGAGATATCATATATCTAAAAGAAAGTCAAGTTTCCATCTCAAATACCACAGATACAACAAATGGTACTACTGCTGGTAGTGTAAGTATCACTTTACCATCATCTTTCTTTGGAACTAGCACTAATTTCCCCATCTTAAAATTAACTGCAACCTTACAAGTATCTAAAGCAAGACCAAGATTAAAAACAGCATATAGAAATCAAAGAATTCTTATAGTTTCTCCTGGAGATAGAGTAGTTCCTATTCGTGGCAGAAACTACGACACAAATAGTAATGACATTTTATCATATTCCGACGTATTTAAAATTAGATATATTTATGAAGGAACATCACAGACTCCTCCAGTTGTATCAGCTTCAGGAGAACTAGTTACGGGAACCGATGTAACAGAAAGATTTTCCTTTGATGATGGTCAGAGAGATACGTTCTATGACGTTTCGCGCCTCATTTTAAAACCAGGATATACTGCTCCAACTGGTCAGTTGATTATTTCATTCGATTATTTTGAACATTCTCAAGGAGATTTTTGTACAGTTGATTCATATCTACACGAATCTGGCGTAGAATTAAACGAAATTCCAGTATTTAATTCTAATGTTTACGGCAAAATTTCTTTAAGAGATGTATTTGATTTTAGACCAAAAGTAGATTCTACCGCCATTGTAAGTGGTTATCAAGATACTGCTATTCTTTCAGTAAAAGATTTCAATAACTTTACTGGATCTGGTGGAATTACATCGAGTACTCCAGCAACAGAAACAGGATTAGAATACACAATTTCCTTCAGTTCAAGACAATATCTAGATAGAATTGATGGAGTTTTTGTAAATAAAAAAGGAGAATTTTTTGTCAAAGAAGGCAATTCTTCTCTAAATCCAACAAAACCAGCAGATGTCGATGATTCATTGGCATTATACTACATGTATGTTCCTGCTTATACGAACACAGCAAATGATGTTCGTATAATTCCAGTTGACAACAAACGATACACGATGCGCGATATTGGCAAATTAGAAAAGCGTATCGAAAGACTAGAACAATACACTCTCCTCAGCGTATTAGAGCAGCAAGCTTTAAATATGCAAGTTAAAGATGATGTGGGTGCTGATAAATTTAAGACAGGATTTATTGTAGATAATTTTGAAAATCATGGGGTTGGAAATTTAACGTCAATAGATTATAAATGTGCTATTGATACTCAGCAATCTACTTTAAGACCTAGATCAATCGAAAGTTCATATTCACTTAAGGAAGTGAATACTAGAGATGAGCAAAGAACATTAGCAAATTATAAAAATAGTAATGGTGTTATCACTTTACCATATTCTGATGTCACTGCTATTCAAAACGTATTCGCTACAAAAACACTAAATCCAAATCCATTTGTTGTTGATCAATATGTTGGCGATGCATCAATTACACCAAATATTGATCAGTGGTATGATCAAAAAGAAACACCACTAATTTTAGATAATGATAGCAAAGTGTTCTCAGTATTCTATGCAAAAAATGATGCTAGAGAAGGATTTGCCAGCATCTTTGATAATTTTATTGTCAATTGGATAGGAACTAATAGAGTATTTTATAATGTAACCTCATTAAGTGATACTTCTTCTCTCTCATCAACCAGTACCACTTCAAATGCAACTACTGCAAGCAGTTCTAATATAAGTCCACAAAATAATTCTCTTGCTCAAGGTGTTTCTACTAGAAGCGTAGGATCTAATATTGTTTCTTCCTCGATTCAAACATTCTGTAGATCAGTACCAGTTTATTTCACCATCAAGAGAATGAAACCATTGAGCAAGTTTTATGTCTTTATGGATGGACAATCTATTGACAGATGGGTTGTACCTGACTATAAGTATACTAGAATTGGTGGAAATTCATTAAGTACTTTCGGAAATATATTAACTACTGATGCAAATGGTAATGCTAGTGGAATGCTATTGATTCCATCTGGGTTACCACCTCAGAGTGGAACATCTTGGACTGGAGATGTTAATACAATTTCTTACGATAGCGAGAAAGGATCTCCCCTATCTTTCATAACAGGAATAAAGACCATCAAATTTACATCTGATTCGACTGGTTCTACATCAAGTGATGTAGATTCATTTACAGAAGTTAAATATTATGCTACTGGAACATTACCTTCACAACCAGCGACGATTATTTCCACTACACCAGCAATATTAAAATCACAAGAAGGTATTCAATTTGTAGAAAGTGCAAAAGCACAAACTACACCAAATCCATTATCGCAATCATTTATGATTGAAGGTTATGATGGTGGCGTATTTTTAACTGGCATTGATTTGTTCTTTAATAAAAAGAGTTCAACTATACCAGTTAAAGTTTATATAACTAACATAGAAAGCGGAAAACCAGGAAAATATATTGTTCCTGGTAGCGAATGTGTTTTGAATCCAGACACCAACTTAAAAATTTACACTAATGGAACTCTATACTTAACAGAGGGAGAAAGTGTCACTGGTTCGTCTTCTGGTGCTGCTGGACCAATCAAAGCGATATATGATAGAAATAATACTAAACTAATTCCTTCTGTAACTGGAGTATATACTCTAACAAACGATCAAGTATATACATTAGTATTGAGCAATCACAATGGTAAGACATTCATACAAAATGAAGTTTTATCAATTCCTTCACTAAACACATACAATGCAGCAAATGCTACATCATTAAAAGTAACGATTGCCAAAAATTCTGGAAGAATTGTTGGTCTAAAAATTAACAATACTGGTTCTGGTTACGATACCGCTACTCTTCAAATTGTCAGTCCTCAGCTTTTAGGCGGGACCACAGCATCTGCAACATGCTCTGTTTCTGGTGGAAACATTTTTGATACACAATTAGTTGTTGGTGGATCTGGTTATACAGAACCACCTGCAGTTATTATCAAATCTACAGGATTATCTGCTTCTAATGCTGATATAGAAGCACTATTGGAAATCGATACACCAGCAGTTAAGATGGGCGTTGCAGTAGATCCTGGAACCACATCAGTAACTAATTCAACTACACCATCCCATTTCACTTTTGAATACCCTGTTTATTTACAAAATAATACAGAATATGCATTCGCAGTAGAAACAGATTCTACAGATTATCTATTGTGGGCATCTAAACTTGGCGAACTAGAAATATCAACTAATTCGACAGTTACTTCACAACCACTTTTAGGATCTGTTTACAAATCACAAAACGTAGATACATGGACTGAAGATCTTTTTGAAGATATTAAGTTTAAATTATACAGAGCAGAATTTGATAAATCAAAACAAGGCATTATCGAATTAACCAATGAGCAACTAGGTTATGAGTTATTAGACGAGAATCCTTTTGAAACTGATTCTCTTTCCGATACCACAGCAACTTCTTTGTTATTCCGTAACAATAATAAAATTATTAAAGTTAACCACAGAAATAACGGATTTGAAGATACTGGCAAATCATATGTAAACTTTAAAAAAGTTGTTGATGTTGGAGGAATTACCTCCGATGTATTGACTACCCGTTTATTTAAAGTTATAAATTCTGGAAACGAATTTTATAATATAAACCCAGAATTACGTGCTGCTTCAAATGCAGTAGGTGGCGGTTCTTCAGTTCTTGCCACATATAACAGAAAATATGAAAAATTATATGCTCAAGTATCATATTTAAATTTCAGCAACACGAAAATTAATGCAGAAGTAAAAACTACTAATATCATTCCAGTAGATTCTTCAGTCACAAATTATTCAAATTATTCACAAACAACCTTAAATGATGGATTTGAAAAAACTTTCTTAAATGAAATTCATTATTTCAACAATCAAAAAGTCCTTGCTTCTAGAATTAACGAACTCAAAAATTCTTCTTCTGTAGAAAATAGATCATTGACTTATAAGTTATACTTAAATTCTGATGTTTCTACCCTATCACCTGTTATTGACCTTAGAGCCGCTTCGGTAAAACTCGTAAACAATCAAGTAGAGAAACCATCTGGCAAAGAGTATAGATTTGGTAGAAGAGATCAAATTCTACAATTCTATCCAATCTATAAAGTGGTTGTAACTGGAACTGATATTTCATCAATTAATGTTGGAGATGCAGGAAATCAAAAGATCGTAACTGGAAATACTTCAAAAGCACAAGGTATTCTGGTAAAATTAGATACAACTACAAATGAATTGTATATCAAATTAACCACAGATATACTATTTGCTCCAAGTGAAAGATTAGTGTTTACTTCTCAACCAACTTTAAGTAATATATTCACTTCATCTGATGGTTTGACTGAGATTAAATTCGCATTCCCATATAATTCTGGTGTTGTTGCATTGGATAAAACAGATTTAACAAAGTCATATACTAATGTTATTAGTGGTAAAGTAATATCATGGGATGCTGAGAAAAAACAATTAAAAATTTCCAACAATAAAAACCCAATTAATGATAATTACACTGCTGCGGCAACTACTGGATCTTCTTACGCAAGAATACCATTTAGTAATACCAGTACATCACAGGCAACTGATATTTTCCGAGTAGGTGATATCTTAGGATATGATAACCAATCATCAGATACTCAATCTTTCTTAGAAATTAAATCTATATCATATTCAGATGGAATTCTTTATGTTTCAGAAAATTTAAAAAATAGTTCAACTATTGCAAAATATGTAACAAAAGAAATTTCTTTAGCAAATTCTTCTACTGGATTAGATGTCAAATTAACTGCAAATCTGTTTGAAGAAAATGATATTCAGGTGCTGTATAAAGTTAAACCAGCAAGTTCACAATTCAATTTTGATGATCTTGGGTGGGAATATTTTAATGGCGATGGATCACCAGACATAAGAGTTGTTCCTTCAAGTGATAACTCAATCGCTGGATACATTGAAAACAAAAATTCATATAAAGAATACAAATATAGTATTTCCAATTTAAATGAATTTTCGTCATTTGCTATAAAAATTGTTATGAGAAGTTCACAACCAGTATTTGTTCCTAAGATTCAAGATGTAAGAGTGGTTGCTACTTTCTAATGGAATATTTAAAAGTAATAGATCATGATTATTTAATTAGAGATAGTTTTACTGGAGCTATTATAAATACTGATAATAGTGCGTTCGAAGACGCAAAAAAATTGAAAAATAGTAGAGCTTCTTTGAAAACTCTACAAAATGATGTTGAAGATCTAAAAAATGAATTGTCAGATATTAAAAATCTTTTAAGAGAATTTATAAAAAATGCCAGCAGTACTTAGAAATGTAGCATTAACCGATACTCTTGAAATACAGAGGCAAAAAATAAATTTACTAGCTCAAGATGTATTTGATCTTGGCGGGGGTGCTGGTGGTAGTTTATCGGGAACATTTTCTTTAAACAATGGGAGTAGAAGTGCTCCTTCTTTATTTTTCACTAACCAAACAAATACTGGATTATATAAAACTGGAAATGTATTATCAGTAGCATCTTATGGACAAGAAATAACAAGATTTGATATTGATTCGTCCTATTTTTATAAAAATATAAAGGTACAGAGTCAAGTAATAGATACATTATCAATTGATATACCTGGAAGAAATTATTACGCCAATATTTACGAAAACATAGCAGTTAGTGGTGGATCTGGAAATAACGCACTACTAGATTTAGAGGTATCGCCATTTGCTGGCACTATAACCAATGCTGGATCTGGTTATGTTCCTGGAACATACACAGATGTTCCATTAAGTAATGGTAGCGGAACTGGCGCTACTGCCGATATAGTAGTTCGCGGAATAGTTGGATCTATAACCAATCCTGGATCTGGTTATACGGCTTCTGTATATACTGATGTTCCTTTAAGTGGTGGGTCTGGAAATGGAGCCAGAGCAACTATAGTTGTATCACAAGTTGGACAAGGAGTAACTAGTGTTACCATAACTAATAGTGGTACAGGATATGTTAATGGAAATGTTCTGTCAGTTTCTAATGCAGATTTAGTTCTTCCTCAATCGCAAGGAGGGGGAACTAGCGGTGGATCTGGATTTCAGTTTACTATTAATCAAATTCCATATGCAGTTTCATCAGTAACACCAAAATCGAACGGAAATAATGGATATTTAATAAACGATATTTTAAATGCAAGTAATACAATAATTGGAGCTAGTACTCCAGTAGGAACTATTACGAATCCAGGAACCTTATACACAGATGGCACTTATAATAATGTTCCTGTTTATAATGTACCAACAACAACATATACAGTCACATCTGTAGCAAATCCTGGCACTCCACCACCCAACAGCGTATATCAAATTAATGGAGTAACTCAACAAACATTATCATTAATTAGAGGCAATACATATAGATTTGACACCTCCAGTGTTTCAAATGACACCCACCCATTTATAATTAGAAGTAATACTGGTGGTCTTCTTCCTGCTGGAGTATTTTATTTCACTAATGGAACTCCTGGAACCGCTGGATCATTTGTAGATCTTGTTATTTTACCAACTGCAACAACAGGAACAACATTAAGATATGATTGTGAAGCTCATCCTGGAATGGGAGCAAATATAACAATTACTACTGGAACAAGCGGAAGATATGGTTATGGAGCAAAAGCAAGCGTAGTAATAACAAGTAATGTTGTATCATCATTTACAATAACTAATGTTGGATTTAATTATAAAGCAACTGACACTTTAAGTATTGCTAGATCTAATGTTGGTGGAACTGGATCTGGTTTTGTTTACACAATAAACACAGCATCATCTGGAAGTGGTTCTGGATTTGCATATACATTATCTAATGTAGGTAATGTTTCGTCAGTAGACGTTAGATCTAGTGGTGTTGGATATCAATTAGGTGATGTTTTAATTCCAAAAATACCATTTAGATATAAGGTAAAATGTTTAGGATTACCTGGATCTTATAAGTATTGGTTGGATTTAAATGATGGACTGGGTTATGTAGAAGCACCAGTGTTGACTTTATATATTGGATACACGTATATTTTTGATTATAGTGATGGAAGTAATGTATCCCATTTATTCCAGTTTAATACCGTTTCTGATGGCGGAAGGGGAATTGGAACTGGTGTGGTATACACACCAGGAGTAACAACCGATACATTAAATAAAACGATAACAATTAGTGTTACTCAAGATACACTATCAACATTATACTATTATTGTGCTGTTCAGGGGGCATCTCACGCCAACGAAGGAAATGTTATTAATGTTGTATCAGGTACTCCACCCACATTAACATTATCCAACATTTCCATTACTGCAGTTTCGCCCGAAGATAAAATTTCACTATCTCTAGACGGATCAGCATCTTTAAGTACTCTGTCAGCAAATTCTTCGCAGTTACAATCATTAGGTGTTTCTAGTAATGCTACAATAGGAAATATCTCAATTTCTTCAAATACCATAGCATCGGTATCGGGAGGAATAACGTTTAATCCAATTACCAATTTAAATATTACTGGTGGATCTGGTAAGGTATTGAATGTCAATAATGGAACAGATGATATTTTCACGTTAGATTTGAATAATGCAAATTTAGATATAAAAGGAAATATTAATTTACCAGCTACATCTAATAATTATATTTCTATCAATCAAAAATTAAAATTAAGCAACACATTAATTGAAGAAATTGTAGATGTACCATTAACTGGAAATGGTGTTGGAATAACTATCCAACCAGATTCTAACAAATCTGTATTTGTTAATGCTACATCTTCATTTAAAGTTCCTGCTGGAACCACTCTACAAAGACCTTTAGATGCTGTTTCTGGTTCAATCAGATTCAATACTTCTGTCGGACAATATGAAGGATATAATGCTTCCAGTTTAGCGTGGGCTTCTTTAGGAGGAGTTAGAGATATTGATGGAAATACTTATATTATTCCAGAAAAAACTCCTGGAGCAAATGATGATACATTTTATTTTTATAATGGAGGAAATAATTCTCTACAATTATCTCCATTAGAATTTAATTTCCAAAATGTAAATACTATCACTTCTTCTAATTTAAGTGGTGTTCTTTTATGGCAAATCACTACCCCATACGCTCTGAATGATCTTGTTTATTATGGAGAAAATGTATACGAAGTTACGGTTGCAGGAACTTCTGGCAATAGCAGTCCATCACACACTTCTGGAACGGCTACAAATGGCGGAGTAACATTATTATGGATTAGAAAAATTTATGGTCCAATAACTTTTGCCAATTCAACCAGAATAAATTTTAATGTTGATACTTATTATAGCGATAAATTAAAGATTGCATCAAATACTATTTCTTCAGTGGATGATGATATCAATATTTCACCATTTGCTGGCAAAAAAGTATCGATAAATTCAACCACATCTTTAGTTCTTCCATCTGGCACTACTCTAGAAAGAGGAAGCCCATCTACTGGTTCAATAAGATATAGCACTTCATTTACTCAATTTGAAGGATATAACGGGACTAATTGGACTAGTTTGGGGGGAGTTAGAGACGTAGATGGTAATACCTACATTATTCCAGAATCTGCGCCAGGTGCTAATGAAAATATTTTATATTTTTATAATAACGGATCAAACACGTTAGAATTAACTACGACTGCATTAAATTTCAAAACAATTGATACCATAACATCAACAAATAATAATTTAGATTTAGATGTAAGTACGGTAACTTTTAATAATTTAGCGGCAACTTTAGATACCACAGGAACTACAACTACCAAATTTTTAACAACCAGAACAAATTTAGATATTTCTCTATCATCTGGATTAACAAATGATACTTTGATCAGATTTACAAATACTGGTGATATTTTAGTAAATAAATTATATTCAACAAATAGTAGTAGTTACATCAAAGTTTTAGATAATGAATTAAAAACCTTTGAATTAGATGATGTTAAAATTTCAACATCTGAGCTTGTTTTAACTAGAGGCGCAACAAATTCTGGATTAACTACACTATACAATCCCACTATCGAATCTGGAATAAAAATTATTGTAATTGCTAACAACACAACTACCGACAACAGAGAAATTATAGAATATAACATCACATCTAAAAATAGTGATATTTTCCACACAGAATATGGCAATATTATTACAGGACAAGATCAAATAAATAATACATTCGATTTCGATGGTTCTGGAAACGTTAGGATGACCACGAGTTTGAATAGTTTATTACCCAATGGCGAAGTTGTTGAAATAACCGTAATAAAAACTAGTTTTAAAAAATAAAAAGTCATGGCAGTAACTAAACAAACTTTTAATTCTGTTGGCGGATTTGCGGTTGATGAAACCACAATAATTAATAGCACCAAAGATGTTTTGAATGTAAATTCATTAGAAATTAAAAATTCTAATTTTAATGATGTAAATAAAAAAGATTATATATTAAAAGGAACTAATAGTTCTATTTTATCTTTAAATAGTGGATCAACTTATATTACACTTCCAAGTAGTTCAATAAATTTTATTACCGCTCATATTGTAGCTGTTGATGCTCCAGGCACAGGACATTATTCATTAAAAATAGAATCTAATGTTACATGTAGTGCTGCTGGTGATGTTCAGGTTTTATCTGAATTAATAACTACCATTAAAGATAGCGTTCCAACTGGTCAAACATGGACTATTAGTTCATATGATATTGGAGCAGTAAATAATTTCAGTTATTCCGCTGTCAGAGGTGGCACAACAACTGCAATTAAATGGGTTGCTCATGTTGAAGTAGTCAGTGTTTTGTGGACATAATAACTAAATAATAAAAGGAAATCTAAAAAAGTCGGAGCATTGCACCAAAATGAGTTTAGAATTCAACGCCGATAAACAGATACTTAAGGGATCAGATCCACAACTCATTGGTAGTAATGATCTAACTATAAGATCAGGATCGGGATCGGATGAAAAAGAAGTTCTCCGAGTACAAATAGATTCTGCTACCAAATTACCTCGCGTAGGTATCAACAGAACTGGCGGAAGAATAGAAAAGATTTTAATTAATGAAGGATTTAATGGATCTGGGTATACTCTCGCTCCATCAGTAATTTTATCACCACCACAACAATCTGGTGGAACGCAAGCTTTAGCTTCTGCAATTATTTCTTCGGGAGCGGTAGTAGCAATAGTAGTAGATAATGTTGGTTCAGGTTACACTAGTGCTCCGAGTGTAACTATTACTGGTGGTAATGGCAATGGCGCTGCTGCCACAGCATATCTAGATACTGTAGATTATGAATTAGATGTTAATGGTGCTATTCGTACTTCGACTTCTATTATTTCCGATACTGCTAGAATTCTAAACCTTGATATTGACAATTTTGTAACACCAGATGCTAAGTTTCGTGCTCCTTCTTTAAAAACTTACGCAAATAATACTGGCACTCTATGGGTTCCATCAACCTCAGTAAGTATTAATTCTACTTTATATTTTGGCAATAACATTTATCAGGCATTAAATACTGGTCTAAGTGGAAGCGCACCACCAACTCATTCTGATGGTATAGTTTCAAATGGTACAGTAAGTCTCAAGCATATTGGTTATAGAGTATCAAGTCCTCTACTTAAAGGATATAACGAGGATATGAGTTATCCTCGTTCAATTACTCCCCCATTTGGAGATGATTCTGATAAAATTGCTACCACTGAATACGTTTTAAATCTTGCCACAAACGACGTTGGTGGTCGTGTTTATGTTTCTGCTGAGATTGGTAACGATTCAAATAATGGCAGATCTGCTGCTGCTCCCGTAAGAACTATCAAGAGAGCATGTCAGATTGCTTCTCAAACAAAGGGTGTTAAGGAAACTGTTATTGTTTCTGGAGGTGAATACGTAGAAGATAACCCAATTTCAATTCCAGCAGATTGCTCAGTTGTTGGCGACTCACTTCGTATTGTTATTGTTCGCCCAAACAATCCGAACAAGCACATGTTCAAGTTTGCGGACAAGAACTATATTTCTGGTCTAACATTCAGAGATAAGATTGATAGTAATGGAGATCCTATTGCTACTTGGAAATATGCTTGTGTATTTGATGACAAGCAAAGAATCTATTACGATCCAGCTTCTGGTGGAGATTTCAAGAGAAGTTTTCCAATCGGTCATCAAATTTTTGGACCAGCAAAAATCAGAGTTACCTTCCAAACAAACACAGGTGGTACAGCAATTGCTGAAAACGAATATGTAACTGGTGTCAACACTGGTGCCGTTGGTTTGGTTACAGCAAGAACATTTACATCAGGAACTATTAGCGGAACTCTTGATATTCGAGTTATAAGTGGTTCTTTCCAGACTGGCGAAACATTTACATATCCTGGAGATGGTGCTAGATCTTGGCAAGCAAATACTACATATACTTTAAACACTATTATCTACAATGGTAATAATGTTTATTCTGTAACTGCTGCTGGTACTTCTGATTCAACTTCACCAACACATACAACTGGTTCTGCTTCCAACGGAACTGCCACATTAACTTGGATTCGCAACGTATATAACTTGATTGCAGTTCAAGTTGAATCAATTAGAGCAGAAGGCGAAGTTGTAGATCACATTACCGACGTAACCACTACATTACCAATCACCAGAGTTGATGGATCGTTACAAGCAGATCCAGCAACTGGCGGTATTGTTCTATATACTAACCCCCTAGTAGGAAGAGTAAATTTCCACAACTTCAAAGAAAATCAAGAGATTGAAATTTCTGGACTACCAACATCAAATCCAGATCTTTCATCTTTAAATGGCAAGCAAAGAGTTTATAAAATTATTCGTGATGCTGACGGAAGATCAAGACGTATTGTTCTTTATAAACAACTGGCAGCATTTACAGATGTCAACTACGTTCCAACAAATGCTAGTGTAAAATCAGCAAATAACTACATTACGCTATCGCTACTAAACTCCCCAAACAAATTCCCACTACCAAATTTTGTTTTAAGACGTTATCAGGATGCATGTAATTTAATTAGAAATAATATTGATTTTATTAAGGACGAAGCATACCTACAAATTCAAGATGAATTTAGTCCTAATTTTTCAATTTCTTCTATTCAAACAACATCAGGAACAGGTGCTGATGCTGGATATGTAATTTTTAGAGTTACAACTTCTGGTAATCATGGTTTCTATGTAGATGATACGATATCTATTTTTAAAAATGGATTAAACAATAATATTAACGGGACATTTACTATAACTAATAGAGTAAGTGCAACTGCGTTCGAAGTAAAATGGTTGGGTCTTATTGGAACTCTTGGTTTAACTTCTGGAACAATCTATACTACAGCATCAACTCCAGCTTTATCTGCGAGTGCTTATGTTCAAAGATCATTTAGTGTACCAAACGAAGCAAAGTGCCGTAGAGATATTGGGCACGTAGTAAATGCCATTCTCATGGATCTTGAGTATGGTGGTAACTATAATGTTATTGAAGCTGCCAAAACTTATGTAAATGGTACTCAAATTGGATACGTTAGCAACGAAATTGCAGAAACTGTTAGATCTGTCGAGATTGTACGCCAACTTTGTATTCTTGCGATGCGTCGCTGGAGAACTGGAAATGGTCAAATAGCAGATCCACTTTACACTCCCGTTTATTCTAGCGTAGCACGTTACTTTGATGTTTCTGTAGTACAAGATACATCAAGTCCAGCATGTAATGATGTCGCTTCTGCTATCACTACGCTTGCTTATGTCTACACGGATACATTAGCAAATAACGCCACTGGTACTCAACTAGATGCAGCATATTTAATTTCCAGAAACGCAGACTTTATTGCTTCCGAAGCACTTGGATATGCCAAGGCACTTTACCCTGGTCTTGGATTAACTACAGATCAGGAAAGAAAGTGTAAGAGAGACATTCGTTATGTATTGGCTGGATTAAGAAGAGATCTTGTTTTGGGTGGTAATGCTGGTATCGTAACTTCAGCAGAATCGTATTATACTGGAACTGCACTGACTGGAATTCCTTCAGGTGAGTTAGCAGCAACTCGTTACGCATTTACTAAAGTTAAAGAGCTAGCACAACTAGCAATGCGTAATTGGAAAACTGGTGCTAATGGAACAGGAGCAACATATACTCCAACATATGAAACTACAATTCCATTATTTACAGATGCAACAATCCTAGTAGATCCAGCAACTTCAAAATGTGCTGGCATCTTCAGCGCGATTGATACTGAGATGACACTATTTGATGGTATTCTTGCTGGAACTATTGCTGCAGGAACTACCACAAAAACATACGGCACCTTGTATTCACCAACGATTACATATCCAGATGGTGCTTTATACGATGCTAATAACAAGTATATCACCCCAAGAGCAATATGGGACGACTTACCTGCAATTGAGGCATCACCATATATTCAAAACGCTTCTGTTATTTCATTCTTAGGTGGTGGTGGTTGTGAGATCGATGGAGACAAGGTAACTCAACCAAACTCACCATTTGCGGGATTAGAACTTAATGGTGCAGCATCTTATCCAAACCAGGGTAAATCCATGGTTGCTGCCCAGTTCACTATTGTTTCATTTGGTGGAACAGGATATCGAGTGGTCAACGATGGTTACTGCCAGTTGGTTTCCGTGTTCGTTCTATTCTGTGCTGATGGTGTTTATGCTGATAGTGGTGGTTATGCTTCCGTTACCAACGCTGCTACAAACTTTGGTATCTATGCTCTAAGGGCGCGTGGGTATAGAAAAGATCCATATGCATTCGATATTGGAACTATTACCAATATTAGTACATCGGTTACAGGAAAAACAGAAATTACGGTTAGTGGTTTAGGCAGAAGACCATTCGAACATTATGTTGTCAAAATTGATGGATACACGAACACAAATACAAACATAGAATATTTTATTGAATCAGTAAGAAACGTAACGGTTGGTCCTCCCTTCAGTGCAACAATTATTCTAAATGAGGGAGCTGATTTTACTAAGACCTCTACTGGAGTTCCTGTTGGAAATTCAAACACAGAGTTTGTTGGCAAGACAATTAAACTACATAGACCTTCTATTGTTAACTCATCTGGTCACACTTGGGAATTTGCTGGATCGGGCACAAACTATAATGCTCTGCCAGAAAATGGTGGTATTAAGATTGAAGCATACGAACAAGTTTCGGAAAACTATGGTCGTGTATATACCTCTGGTACTGACGAACTTGGTGACTTTAAGGTAGGTTATTTTGCTCGTATTGAGAACAGAACTGGTGCTATTACCTTTACAGGTACAGTTACTATCTCGGAAGTTGAATTCCTCAAACTTAAGGGTGGTGACGTTGTTGTTACTGGTTTCGATGCTTCTAACACTCTCGGTGGTGCTTTCTCAACTGACTCCAAACTACCTACACAAAAGGCAGTTAAGGATTACATCTCGAATAACCTTGGACCATACATCAACAAGCCATACTCCACGAATGCCGTCCCTAGGGCGCTCGTAGAACTCACAGACAGCGGTAAGATCTCTATTGACCAGATCCCTGCCTTAAGACCTTTCAACGTCTATACAGTGGCAAATCAGGCGGCTCGTCTTGCATTAGAAGGAGCACTTGCTGGTGATATTGCTATTCAGGCAGATACATCGGTATCTTACATCCTCAATAATGACTTAACCAGTTTGTATCTTGGTTTCCCTGTAGATACAGCACTAGTATTTAACACTGGAAACATCTTCACTGGTTCTGGTTCTGGTGGTCAGATTCAAGCAACAGAATATCGTCAGGGTGTAGTTTGGAAAATTAACATTACCAACCCTGGTTCTGGGTACACCGTTCCACCAACCATAGTCATTTCTGGCGGTAATCCTCAAGGTGGTGCTGTATCAGCAACCGCGACTTGTACGATTGCTAATGGTCAGGTTGTATCGGTAACTATTACAGAAAATAACGGATATATTGGTGGTAAAGGATACACCACACAACCATCAGTAGTGTTTACTGGTCCTGGTGGTGCTGGTGTAACTGCCACTGGTTCAGCTTTGATTGAAAATAGATTGTATGGAGATATTGTAAATCAAATTAAGATTGTAGATACTGATACAGTTACATCAAATAATACCCCAACAGGAACTATTGTTGATATCTCCCGTGTAATCAATACATCTTCAAAATTAAATGGTAACTGGGTATCCCTATCATCAAACCAAATCTCAGCTGATGCGATCACTTCTGGTGTTATTGCAACAACTCGTTTGGCACAAAACTCGTCCGAAGCAAACTCATATACATTCTTAAGAGGAGATCAATCTTATGCTCCTGTTCTCCAATCTCTGAAGGGAACTGAAACAAGATACTTTGCTAAGTTAAATAATGCTGTTTCTTCTGGATCAAGTACATTTGTATTCACAACAAATGCCAACATTCTCAAGGGTCACGGAATTGTTAATGACGTTACTGGCATTCCAATAGGAACTTTAGTTAATTCTGTTGTAACTGCTGCTGGATTTACGACAGTTCAACTGAATAACCCAGTAACAGCAAATATTTCTGCTGGCACAATTATTCAATTTACTCGTCCAGCATCTCCATTAATTATTGATGCCGCTTATACACTAGGAAACTTTGTTGATAGCGTAGTTATTGCTAATGGTGGTAGTGGATTTACAAATGGTTCATATTTTGATGTTTCTTTATCAGGCGGTACTGGAACTGGATTAAAAGCAAATATTATTGTTTCTGGTAACGCAGTAACTACCGTGACAGTAACAAATGGTGGCGTTAATTACAATGCTGATTTTAGTGTTACTTCTGCACCATCTGGTATTGGTTCTGGATCTGGATTAGTTCTTCTAGCAAAATTAGCCACAACTAATAAAAACTATGCAAATGCTGCTGTTGATATTAAGAGAGTTGATGATCTAACTATCTCTGCTGATCCATATGGTTCTGTTGGTGTTGCTAGATTCCAAAAGTCACAATTTACTCTAGGTGCTGCTGGCAACGGATCAGTGACACTCAAGACTGGTGCTGATAGTGGATTAGATGCTGACTTGCTTGATGGCGCACAAGGCGCTTACTACTTGAATGCTAGCAACCTAAATCAAGGAACATTATCAGTTGATCGTCTTGCTGGGACATATAACATCTCTATTTCTGGTCAGTCTGGTAATACACTACGTCTCATTACTTCCACAAACAACCCAACATCATCACCTTCACCTAACGCATTTGCAGAAGGTATTATTGCTGACACAAGAAATAATGCCTCCGATAGTTTGGATGATGGTGGAACCAAGCACCTCGTTCTCACATTAAGAAATGGTTCTTCTGGTTTTGATGCTACTTTTGGTGGTGTAAGGCAACTTGCATTTACAGACAACAACAACATGTGGCTTCGTGGTTCTGGAACTGGTGTGACGACATTTGGTTCGTGGGCTAAAGTCTGGACAGATTTAAATGATGGACCTGGAACTGGATTAGACGCAGATAAACTTGATAACAGACAAGGATCATTCTATCAAAATGCATACAATATCAATACAGGTATTTTAAGTGACAATCATATTCCATCATATATTTCTCAAAAGAATTTCAATACTGCAGTAAATATTTTAAGTACAACAAATAATCCTTATTATGATATTTACGTCAGTGGTTATGTACTCACCACATCACCATTCCTCGCTGGTCAAAACGTCAATCTTTACGATGTAAACTCGCAAGGCACGGGAACTATACTGATTACAAATATCATTACATATAATGACGCTGATGATGTACTAGACTACACTATTATTAGAGGTGTTCTGACAACTGGTACTTTTACTGGAGCATTGACAATTGGTACAGCATCTAATAGAGTTGCGTTCCAAGATTACACAATAAATTCATCTGGAACTTTCACCGCAGCTTCTCTTGTTAGCGATACTGGAACTGGCAGATTAAAACTCGGCAGAAAGGATGGTACTGCTTCATCTCCTGCAATTTATTTCAATAGTAGTTCTTCAGCAGCAACTAATTATAACGTTGCATTAATTGCTTCTGGTGGTAATGCAACTGATGGATCTGGCAATTTAAATATTGTCGCAGCAACGTCTAGTTCTGTTACAATTAATAATAACGCCATTTGGAATGCTGGCAACATTGTATTTGCTTCGAACAATGTATTGAGTGCTGCTGTTCAGCGTGATGCCTCTGGCAACTTTGCTGCTGGTACTATCACTGCTAGTTTGACTGGTGCCGCTTCTCTCAACGTATTGAAGACTGGTGATACCATGACTGGTTCACTAACCATCAGTGGAGCAAGCAGTAACTTGAGTGTTGGCGGAACTTCTACGTTAAGTGGAAACGTAACAATTGCTGCTGGTGCTAGTTTAACAGTTGACACAAACACATTATATGTTGACCCAACAAACGATCGTGTCGGTGTTGGATTAACTAATCCTGGCACAAAACTAGAAGTTGCTGGTGCTATCAGAGGTGGTAGTTTTACAATCGGTACAACAAACACAGGAGAAGCTTGGAGAGGTAGAGGTTCGGACAGAACTCTAGGAACTTACACAATTCAACTAGGTGGTTCTTCGGCAGCAGGAACATCATTCGAAATTGTAGATAGAGCATGGACCAAAGTGATGTATCAGTTCAGCGGTGAAGCTGCTGCAAATACATTAGTTGCTACTTCTGATAGTAGAATTGGTATTGGTAGATCTCCAACTGCAGGTTACAAGTTAGATGTCAATGGCACTGCTTTATTCTCTGATGCAGTAACTATTGCTACAACTACCGACCAAATGTTATATCTAAATGCCACAGATAATTCTTGGGCATACATGGGATTCGCATGGAGCGGAACAAGAAGATACTATTTTGGTTTGGATAGTGGTGGAAATGGTCAACTAACTAGTGATAGCACATCATATAGTTTAAACATAAATGGTTGGTCTGCTGTAAATATGAACCAGAATTTACAAATTTCTGGTGCAGATAGCGATGGTTTGAGATTATCTGGAACAGCACCGACAATTACTTTCCAAGATTCAGATAACAGAAGTGCATTTATTCATGTAAATAGTAATCTTTTCTATATTTTAGGTGGAGCAAATAATGCTGTTGAACCAAACTGGGCGCAAGTTGCCAATAGTAGATGGCCACTTACGATAGATTTAACTAATAATAATGCAACATTCGGTGGAAACGTTGATGCTTCTAGCGGTATTATCACCTCAGCTGGTGGAATGCAACTCAGAACTTGGCCAGCAGATACTACATATGGCGCATTAAGACATAGCACAAACACAAATAATGGTGATTATCTAGTTCTCAGTAGAAATGAAGACACTTTTATTTCCGCAAGATCTGGTTATGGTGTTTATGTTCGTGCTGGTGGTAATGGAACCACAGGTATTAGAGTTGATTCTAATGGTTATGTCGGTATTAGAACCGAATCAACAAACTCGGCATACGCATGTCAGATTGGTGGTGCTTTAAATATTCAGGGTGAGATTTATAAAAATGGTGTATTATTCAACCCACTACCTGCACAAAGCGCATCTACAATTGGTGCCACATTAAAAAGTAATGGAACTAATGCGTATTGGGAAGTTGATCTAGCAACTCAATATCAGTCCGCATTTACTATTACTAGAGGGTATACTCTCGCTGGATATCAAAACGCGACATCATGGAAAAATGTAAACTCATTAACTCATGCCACATTAACTCAATCAAACTTGGGAGACTTACTAACATTCAGTGATGCGTATTGTGCAGGAGCTCAAAGTTTAGGCATGGTTGCATATGTATTCACAACTGCTGATAGTTGGGATGGCACTTCGGCAACCGTATCTAAAGTTAACATGAATACAAATGCTAATGCTGGAACTACATCCGTAACATCTGCAAGAAATAGAGCAACATTAATGAGAAGAGATTTTAGATTCGCATATGTATATGGTGCTGGTGATGGTAGACCAGATAGATTCAATCTAACCAATGATACTTGTGCATTAGCACCAAACGGAAATCCCGAAGGTGCCGTAAACAACCCAGCTGGTGGATATGGTGCTATTTATGGATGGACTAAGAAGAGCAATGGTTATTATTATCCATGGGCAACAGAAACATATGTCGGATGGAATAGTCCTCCTGGAACAGATGGTTCAAACAAAACTATTTCTGCAAGAAATAATAGAGGATATTGGAACACTGGTGGTGGTTATTCAACAGGAGCTAACTGGTCTAAGAGAACAATGGATACTGGAGTAGAAGTTGCAACTATTTCAAAACCTGGCGCAACAGGAGAAGAGAGCCTACATACAGGTAATAATAATGGTTTCATGTGTGGTATGTACAATGGTGCTCAGAACAATCAAGGTGGTATTATGAACTACACTGCAGATACATTCACATTCAATAGTTCTGTAAACAGAGTAGGTCCAGGTGGAGCTGCATCTGCTGCTGGAACAGAATTTGGTAGTGTCATTTCTGGATACACGGGGGTTTAATCGATGAAAAAGTACTATCTATCTAACGATGATCTAGGATTGTCAAAATTATCAACATATATTCCATACGGAAATATTTTAAATTGGAATTCTTTTTCTATAGAAGAATATGAAATTGAAAATTTAAAAAAATATGTTTCAAAATTTATAGAAATAGATCAAGAAATGGCTATTTTTGGTTTTAGGTCTTTTGGAGATCCGAGATCGGAAATTAAAATTCTTAAAGAAGACATTGATCTCAATATTGAATATGAAGAAAATTTAGATTCTTCGTATTATGAATCCGTATTCAGTGATAAAATTAAAATACCTATGAGTCAAAAAAGATATGATTGCGTTATTAAAACTATGCAATTCTTATCTAAATTAATATTAGAAGAAGAGTTTGAAAATAGATATAAAAAAATTGTTACGACTACATCTCAACTCGAAATGAATACCTGGCAGTATCAATTGAATGATGAACAATTTGTTGCTAATTTGGCCATAGCAAAAAGAACCACAAAAGAAGATTTGATAATCAAAATAAATAATAAAAAACAAGAATATGATTCGAATATTAAATCACTATACTTGCGTTTACAAGAGTTGAAAGAAGAATTCTACCAAGCAAAATCTATTGAAGAATTGAACGTCTTATACGAAGATTATTTTAATGTTCCTATGCATGGCGAGCAAGCAAAATTATGTGGTAGATTTATAGAAAAAGAAGATGGAACTGTTTACAGAAAACCAGTAGGAACTGGATTTAATTTTTAATTATTAAAAGAGTTTATTATGGCATTATCAAAAGAAGAAGTTATACAAATTGCTGAACAATGGTGCTCTGGTATGTCACCAGAGCAAATTAACTTTTTTGTTATGAGGTCTCACGTAACAAAAGAAAGACAAATCAAACAGGCGTTACTTGAGGTCGAGCAGAGATATCACAATTTGCAAAAAGTTGTTATTCAAAATAAAAGAACACTTTTAGAAATAAAAAAAATTAAAAGTAAACTAGAAAAATGTGAAGATGAATTTGAAAGAGAATCTTTATTAATTGATTTAGAAGATTTGGAAATAGATAATGAAACTTATAGGAGAAAAAAGAAAGCATTAGATAATGAATTTGATTGTTTTATCAAATATTTACAAGATCTAGAAATGCCAACAGAAGAGTTGGAAAAATACTTATCATATGATGAGGAACAAGAAAGGAAATATTGGATTGCTAGATTAGGAAAACAAGCAGCACTAGATTTAGCAACAAGTGGTAGAATTGGTATTGGTAACATGGACTCTATTGCTATGTTATCAGAAGAAGACCAACTAGCAACTATTCAAGTTGCTGTTCAATATTCTGGACTGCTCAATGTCAGTATAGGTAAAATTCAACAAAAATTAATGCCATATCTACAGGATTTAGAACGTTCAGACAGCATGGCACTTCCAACTTTCCATGGCATAGAAGAAAATCTAGAAGTTCCTCTATTAAAACAACTTAAAGAATATAAAGGTGAATTGAATGGATCATTACCAAAAGGTCTTCAGTCTTCCACTAAATCCAAAGCTTCCTAAAGATTTTGTAGAAAATACATTAATACCATTTTTAATAGAACACAAAAAATATATTTTTGATTTATATTTCACATGCAGAATGCCTCCATTTGAGCAAGATGCTATGGGAGATATTTTTGCAGATCAAAAACAAACAACATTCAATTCTCTTTATATTTCAAAACAGACTGGAATACCTTTATCTGCAACATTTAATAATATTTTTGTTCGACCAGATCAAGAAAATTTAGATCTATTCATAACAAATTTTGAACCATTATATAATGCTGGCGTAAGAATAGCAACTATTCCACACACTACATGGTTACTTACTGGACAAATACAAGAAAAATTTCCAGAACTTTATATTAAAAATACTATTTTACGCGAAGTTACCAGACCAAACGAAATTGTATCTTTAGCAAAGGCAGGATTTCATTACATTAATCTCGATAGAGATTTAATGCGAGATCGTGACCAACTTAACGCAATTAAAGAGGCAAAGGAATATTGTGAATCTATAGGGAAACCAGTAAAATTATCTTTACTATCGAACGAAAATTGCTGGGGTGGTTGTCCGATCATGCCAGAACATTATCATTATAATAATAGTAGAAAAGTAGAAAATCCAGAATATTTTGGAGATTCTATTAGTAGAGTTTCTTGTGCTAAATGGTCTGTGTTGGATCCCGCAGCATCTTTAAAGGCTGCCAATATTCCTCCATGGAAAAAAGATTGGGAAGAATTTATAGATCTGGGAATTGATGTTTTTAAAATGCATGGCAGAGAATCTGCCATGAGATTGAATGAATCTATGAATATCATAAAAAGATGGGCAAATAACGAAGAGTTGTTATTTGAAAATTTTAACGAATATATTCACGACATTCATATTGAAAATAAACCAATAGATATTTGGCGGCAAAAAATAAAAAATTGTAAATTTGATTGCTGGAAATGTAATTATTGTGAATCAGTTATAGAATCTAGAGTAAAAAAATACGACAAACAATTACATCCATATGTACAACATGTAATTAATTCTTTGGATAACTCTGGAAAAAATATTTCTAAATTTGATGACAAAAATTTTTCTATTGAAGGATTGTCTTCAAATAGAGTTAGACATTTTTTAAACAACTTATGTTCTATAAAAGATGCCAAATATTTAGAGTTGGGTTCTTATGCTGGAAGCACATTTATACCAGCAATTATGAACACCGATGCAATTGGATTTGCTATAGATAATTATCAAACTGAAATAGCACCCGCTAGATTAGATATTCAGTGGTCGGGTTATTCAAAACCAAAATATACTTTATTAGATAACATAAAAAAATATAAAATAAACGGAAAGTTAATAGATAAAAAAATAGAAGATTTACAATCTATAGACTTGTCATTTGTTAAACCCAATATAATATTTTATGATGGTAGTCATGATTATATTGATCAAATGAAATGTTTAAAACATTTATTGCCGTTATTTGAAGATACTTTTATACTAGTCATAGATGATGCCAATTTCGAAGGAGTAGTAAAATCCGTAAAAGACTTCATAAATTTTTCAAAGATAAATATTTTATATGAGAAGCAACTTCTCACTACACAATACGAAGATTCATCCAGTTGGTGGAATGGTCTTCATATCTCCGTACTAAATAAAACAACTCTGTAATTATTGAGGAAATCATGGATACTGCAACTCTGAAAGAAAATTTCGAAAATCAATTAAAATCTGCTAATGAGCAAATTACTCAACTAGAAGCAGATCTAGAAAAGGCGAAAGAATATCGCCTAAAACTACAAGGTGGTCTAGAAACTCTAGCACTTTTGAATCCAGAATCGGAAGAGCCAACTGAAACGACTCCTACCGAAGTCGTAGAATGACCTTATAAATAGGCACCCAATGTCCCTACATGCTAAATACATGTAGGGATTTTTTATAGGACTGGTAAATGTCGGCAACAAAACCAGCAACGAGAGAAGAATTAAAACAATATTGTTTGCGTGAACTTGGTTCGCCCGTTCTTCAAATTAACGTTGCTGATTCGCAACTAGAAGATCGTATTGACGAAGCATTACAATATTTTCAAGAACGTCATTTTGATGGTGCTGAGAGAATGTATCTCAAGCACACAATGACATCTGCTGATATTACACGTTTTAAATCAACAAACACCACTCATACATCTTCAGACGGAACAACGTTTACTGAAAGAAATAACTATCTACAACTACCAGATCACATCATTGGTATCGAAAGAATTTTTGGATTAACATCAAGTAGCATCAGAGGAGACCTATTTGGTATTGAGTATCAAATCTTCCTGAACGACTTGTATGCTTTTGGTTCTATTGACATTTTAAATTACTATATGACCAAAACATATATTGAGACACTAGACATGGTACTCAATACTGGTTCAATTGTTCAGTATAGATTCACCAAAAGAAATGGAAAACTCTATATTGATTATGATGCCACATTAATGACCGAAGGAAAAATTTTTATTATTGATTGTTATAGAGCATTAGATCCAACAAACTTAACAAAAATTTGGAATGATTTTTGGTTGAAGAGATATGTAACTGCTCTCTTCAAACGTCAGTGGGGGCAGAATTTAATCAAGTTTAATGGCGTTCAACTTCCTGGTGGTGTCTCGTATAATGGTCGTCAGATCTATGAAGATGCCATTAGAGAGATTGCGGAGATTGAAAGCAAGATGATTTCTGATTACGAGATTCCACCAATGGATGCTATCGGATAATGAAAAGTCAATACTTCACACAATTTGGCGGAACAGACAACGAGCAAACGCTCATTCAAGATTTAGTTGACGAACAGATACAATTGTTCGGTCAAGATGTTATCTACGTGCCAAAAACTATGTTGATTGATAAAACACTCAACGATGTTATCTTATCTAAATTTGAAGATAAGGTAATGATCGAGATGATGTTAATTAACGTAGAAGGTTTTGGTGGTTCTGGTGCTGTTGCAATGTCTAAGTTTGGTCTCAGATTATCTGATGAAATTACATATGCTGTATCCAAAAGAAGATGGATCAACTATGTAGAAACAGAGATTGATACAAGAGTTCCTAATAGACCAAATGAAGGAGATCTTTTATATGTTCCAATGACAAAAAATCTTTATGAGATTAAATTTGTTGAAAGAGAAGTTCCTTTTTATCAGTTAGGAAAAAATTATATTTTTTCTTTAACTTGCGAACTCATCGAGAATGCCGACAACTACTTCAATACTGGCGATCCACTTATTGATGATCTCACACAAGAGTCTCATGTATTTCCAGCATTTGTTAAGGTTGGTGGAACTGGCACTTATATAGCGGGTGAAGAAGTAGAACAGACTTTTATTGTCGATGGTTCTGCAGTTACAACAAAAGCAACTGTTGCTGAGTGGTTACCAGCAAGTCGTAAACTTCGTTTAACATATATAAATGGAGTATTACAACAGAACGTTCCTCTAGTAGGACAAGATAGCGGTGCTTCTTGGGTCATAGATTCATTCTCCACAATTGAGTTTGAGATTGATAACTACGATAACGATCAAAATAAAGTATTAGAAACCAAAGCAGATGCTATCCTTGATTTCACCGAGGGTAATCCATTTGGTGAATATGGAGATATGGGAGTATTCTAATGTTAGGAAATCATTTTTATCACGAAATTATTAAAAAGAATGTAAAGGCATTCGGAACTATCTTCAACAATATTCAAATTGAGAAGAAAGATCCAGATACTGGCGCTGTAATTCGACAGGAAAAGGTAGCTCTTGCCTATGGTCCCAAAAGTAAGTTTCTTGCTCGCCTAGATCAAGATCCAAGCACTGAGCGTAAGGTTAGCATTACAATGCCTCGCATCTCTTTTGAGATGACTGGGATCACTTATGATGCACAAAGAAAAACATCACCTATTCAAAAGTACTTGAAGCAAAGTGGTACTGATGCTGTAAAAGTTCAGTACATGCCAGTTCCATACAATCTTAACTTTGAACTAGCAATTCTTTCAAAGAACCAAGATGATGCGTTACAGATTTTAGAACAGATTCTACCATTCTTTCAACCATCATTCAACGTAACAGTTAATCTCATTCCAGAAATGGATGAGAAAAAAGATCTTCCAATTATTTTAAATAATATTAATTACGAAGATGATTATGAAGATGATATGATGCGTAGAAGAGCAATCACGTATACATTAGATTTTACACTCAAAACTTATATGTATGGTCCAGTTAGTGATGCACAAATTATTCGCAAGGCAACAGTATTTGAAACTCTTGGTGATTTTAATGAACATAAGAGAGCCCTACGTTACGATGTAACTCCAAAGGCATTGACTGACCAAGATGGCGACAACGATATCGATGCAAATGATGATCTACTTCTGATGCCAGGAGATGACTTTGGATTCAACGAGGGTATTGAATTGCTATGAGTAAATTTGAAGATAACATGGAAGAAATTTTTGATATTGATGTATCACCTATAGAAGCAAAAACTGAAATGATTAAACAAATGGGAAGTGAGATCTCTGAAGATGCTGATAAAGATTATCAGTATACTAGAGGTCAACTATACAATCTGATTGATAAAGCACAAGAGGCAATCAACGATGTGCTTGACTTAGCACGAGAAAGCAATCATCCAAGAGCTTATGAGGTTGCTGGTAACTTTATTAAGCAAACGGCAGACATGACAGATAAACTTATTGACCTTCAAAAGAAAATCAAAGACCTCGAAAAGGTTGATAAAAAATCTGCTGCTATCAATGGCAACGTAACAAATAACATGTTCTTTGGAACCACTGCTGACCTTCAATTACTATTGAAGAAAGGAAAGGTTGAAGAAGAATAAATATTAAATAAACGGAAGTATCATGGCACTCAAAGTATTGGCGGCGGAAACAACGCTTACATCAGCTACTAATGTTGACTCAGCAACTGTTGTTAGGGTTTTAAATACCAGTACAGCAGCACTAGTTACTCGTAAGGATTCTGCTGGCGCTACGATCGGTAGTTTTACAATGGCAGCAAACGAAGTTGCTTATGTAGAAAAAGAACCAACAGACACACTAGAAGGAGGCGCGGCATTCAAAGCAGTTAA